ACAGGCTCATCACCAAGTTGAAGACCAGAGACTTTATCAGGTCTTGACCGGGAGTACTCAGGGAGTAGCCTAGCGGTAAGGTGTCTGCATTGGAAGCAGAAGATCGGGGGTTCAAATCCTCCCTCCCTGACTGGCCTGAGCACTGCCCCCAGAACTGCTTCGTACCGTACTACGTAAGTGGCGGCGATTGGCCCACTCTTAAAGCGGAATGAGTGGCGTATCCGGGCCGCGTTAGGGCCTCGGGCGGGCGGGTGTAAAACTAAGCAGGACATCCGGCGAACGTGGCCCGCCCTTTATTATTCGGTGAGAGGAAAGAGTATGTATCAAGAAGAGCAAGTAAGGCGGGGTATCGCGTTACTTGATGAGAAGTTACCCGACTGGCACAGGACCTTTGATCCGAGTACGCTGAATGTGGGCAGTGCAGCTATGTGTGTTCTTGCTCAGGCGTCTGGTGGTGAATACGCGGATGGGCTAGTATTGCTTGGTCTCAGCGCAAGGGAAGCACCAGACTACGGCTTTGCTATTCTACATATTCGTTTGGGTAATTGGGTGCCAGAGAGCGCCAAGCTTACTCAAACGTGGATAGTTCTGGAGTCTCGGACTCGAAGGAGCCTCGGACTCGAAGGAGTCTCGCCTCCTGAGAGCCTCGCCTCCGAAGAGCAAGAGGCAACGGACCTTCCAGCGCAACCATCGGCCAGGGAACTTGTGTTGGTATAAGGAGTCCGCAGACCCGGAGGGAGAACATGTATCAACAAGAACAAGCAGCGCGGGGGATTGCTCTGCTTAACGAGAAGAAACCAGATTGGGCTACCAATTACTATCCCGCTACCCTGGATATGGCTACTGAGCATGCATGTGTGCTGGGCCAGGTCTTTGGGTCGGCTGCGGTAGGCATGAGTGTTCTTGGGCTTTCACATGAAGAGTTAGAGAGTCATGGCTTTATTATCCCACTAGCTGAAACCCGAGCTATGGGACTGAAAAAAGGAGAACTAGTATCGCCCTTTACGCACCCCATCTTCTTCAGTCTATACAGACAACTTACCGGGACCTGGCTGGCACTCACGGGAGGGGAGAAGTAGATGTATAAAGAGTTAGAAGTGCGTCGGGGGATTATGCTACTGGACGAGAAGGCCCCGGAATGGCGCGAGAAGTTCGACCCAGAGACCCTGGATATGCTTTACATTGGCGGGTGTGTCCTCTATCAGGTCTTTGGGGGCTTCACTGAGGGGCTAGAGGCTTTAGGAATTAACTATGGTGGGCTGGAGTTTGATTACGGCTTCGACCTGGATATGCAGGCCCACCATAAGGATGAGTTTAACGAGACCTGGAAGCAACTAGCACAGCCACAATTAGCTACGGCCTAAGTGCCGGAGTTTCAACCTGAAGGCATCAACCTGAAGGAGAAGAGGAGTTCGCCTTGACAACAACTATTGAAGAGCGTATCGACAAGCAGGGTTCCTTGAATGCAGCCGTGCGGAGTGCCCTTCGTGTACCAATCCCGCAGAACAAGTTACTTTCACGTAAGGGGCCAGGAGGGACAACCTTAACCTACGCATCGACAGACTACCTGGAAGAGCGGCTCACGGCGGTGGACCCGGACTGGCAGGTACTCTTCACGGCCCCCAGCCCAAACGTTGTGATCTGTACACTTACTCTGCTTGGGGTTCAACGCAGTGCAGTAGCCGGATATGTGATCCCCAAAGAGATGACGTATTGGGATGCAGAGGCACGAGCAACCAAGACACGCACAACAAAACCAGAGGATGCACACACCATCGTCACGAAGGCCCAAGCTGCATCTTTCCGTCGCGCATGTGCTATGGAGGGTCTCGGTGCAGAACTGTGGCCGGACAAGACACGCGAAGACCACGAAGATACCCCTGCTGCCCAAACCAGTAAGCCCATGCAGACCAAGGCACCTACGTACGCGGTCGAGGACGCTTCCGCACGTACGAGACCAAAAGGCCAGAGCAACGGCAAAGTAGCCCCCGAGGGTCGCGGGTCTGGGACTGATGAGGACCTGGCAAAGCTAGCGAAGGGATCAGGGTTTGCCACAGCATCGCAGCTTAAATTCCTTCGTGACGCCTTCTTCGTTCCGCCCGCCGTGGCCCGTGAGTTGACTTCGGGAGTGAATGGAACCACAAGCATGCTGATAGACTACATGAAGCAGAAGCAGACAGGGAACGATGACTTCGAGAGAGAGGCTCCCGGATACCTACATGAGGCACTTCTCCGTGGCTTCACAGCAAAGAACCGTGCTGGTGAGAGTGTTCGTGTTGACCCACACCAGCATCTCGTGAAATACGTGCCCATGTCCCGATCTGAGGAAAACGAAACTGTACCTGACGAGGATGACGACGAAGACTAAAGACATGGAGGGGAGCACATGTTTGCTCGGAAGACTTCTCAAGTGCTCCTCTCCTTACTCCTGATGAGAGAGACAGTGCTTACCCAACCGGAGTTCGCGTTCCGGGCGGGGGTGGTGGAAGGGTTACTCCCATCAGTCCTGCGCGTAATTGAGCAAGCTGGTCTCATTCTGATTGTACCACAGAAGGTCAATGGGGCCGACAAGGAGATTATTCATGACTTGGTTGCGGCGTATGTTGTACCCCTTGCTCTACCCTTACTACATCGTTCGGTACAGGCACACGATCAAGGAAGCACTAGCATTGGGGATAGAGGAGCAGTCCCGCCGATTAATGGAAGAGGTCAGAACGGGGAGATACTATCGCCCAACCTGTTGCGAGGAGCTAGCGGAGGAGATTGGAAGGTTGATAGACTATCGCGGCGCGGGGGTAGTGACAGCGGAGGAGTTGGTGAGACAGATCAGGATGCAGATGGGTCTACGCTCGACCTCTGCCGAAGAGCAGACGAAGCAGGGAACAGAACCGATCAAATAAAGGCACTCCAGGCTGCATGGGACGAAGCATTCCCGGTGGATCAGTACGACTACGCATACCAGAGGCTTACTGATGCGACTGCTAAGAAGTTCCTGGTAGGGAGGACTGCTGAGGAGGTGGCTGAGGTTATACTTGATGCTCCCAGGCGTGCAGGAAAGCAGATAAAGTGGCTCAAGGCGTACATCGAGGCATCTCTGGCAGGCATAGATAGTAAGAAGCAGCAACAGTCTGAGGATGAACCGATTATTACTGATGAGCTTAGAGATTTAGTGAGATTAGCAGGAGAACAAAAGCGTGCAAAGCGTCGTGTCCAGCCCTCACAAGGCAATTAGTGCTGCAACTACCAGTGATGAGCTACTCAAGGACTTTGATGAAGCCCTCACCAACCCACGAGAAATCTTCGGCTATGGGCGGTACGGGGATGGACGTAGGTGGGCCAATTTGGACAAGCTGACGGGTGGCCTGCAAAAGAGGACCCTTTCTGTGTTGGCTGCTCGTCCCAAGGTAGGCAAGTCTATGCTGGCAACAGATATTGTACCCTTTATTGCGGAACAGGCACTCATGGAAGAGCGGGTCGTACGTATCATATCTCTGGAAATGTCCAGGAAGGCGTACCAGAGACGGATGGCTGCGATCATGGCAGGTGCAAACCCGAAGAATATCAGAACGGGGTTTGCGGATAAGTACGAGCAGAAGAGATATCGTGCGGCTCTGGCTACATTGGCGGCACTACCTATAGAATACTTGGCTGTGGAAAAAGACCTGGATGGGGATGAGACGCTGGTAGAAGGCAACTCGACAATTACTATTGCTGATGTTATTCGGTTTGTTCGCGGGAGTGGGGATACCTATTGGTGGCTCTTGGATCACATAGGTTTACTCAGCGATCTGTCGGCCTATAAGGATGTGACCACGAACATCTATGCCCTTGCGAATAAGTTAATGAACCTGGCCCATAGAACCGCTGCTGGCCTTGTTATTACTCACCTCAACCGGGCTAGTGCGGGGCGGCGTCCATCTATTGATAGTATAGCCAACAGCGATCAGGTAGGAAAGTGTGCCGACGTGCTTTTCTTTCTCAAGAGGCCCTTCTATGAGGAGGACATAAGTGAGGAGGATCGTGCTTTGGTTGAGCAGGAGAGAGTGGAGGCAGCCTTCCTTGAGTTTCAATCCAGGGATGAGGGTGGTGGTGTGGTCTATCTCCAGTGGGACATGGACAGAGCAGCCTTCGATGAGATGCAACTTGCTCCTGGGGTAAGGCCGCGTATGCCCACAGCCAGGAGTCGCAGGAGGTGAGGCAATGAAGAGGGCAACAGTGCTTGAGTACGACAGCGGTGTTCCTGGACCGGAGGCTGGTTGTAAGGCTCTCTGGTTTATGTACCGCTGGGGTTTGTGGGGCTACCTTGGGGACCTTGGGATGGAGAGGGCAGTTGCCGAGCCTGCACTGTTGGTGTTCGACCAAAGCAATGTTGTTATCAAGAAGCCAACGAAGACGCAATGCAGGCTGTTGGAGGAAGTGCCAGGCTTTGCAGATGCCAGGCGAGAGTTACAGCTTGCCTACATCTTAAAATACTACAGTGATGAGCAGGAGGCGAAGAAGAGTGGCAAAGTTTTATCACGCAGAAGTAAAGTCCATCCGGCCCGCAGACTCAGATCAACGGGCTGAGGGGTTGGCGCGGCATTGGGCCGGGGTGGTGAAGTCCCTTGGCGGCATGGTAGATGTGGTCAGGATGTATGGAGATGCCCCAGCGATCTTGGCATGTACATTTGAATATGATGTGGACTTGGGGGTACTCAACAACCTATTCGGTCTTGAGTTCCGGGAGGTTCATGCTACCCAAGTTCAGGCGGTGAAAGATTATGGCATTCCAGGAGATTAAGGCTTATGTGCCTGGACGGGTGTGGGAGGTGCTTGCTGGCAGCGAAGATGTGGAGGTAGAGGAGCTAATGGACGTGCAAGTAGGACTGACGTACCTCCCGCCAGCAGAGAGTACCTTCATTATTCGGTTGAGTCAGGGGTATACCGGGAAGCAAGCTATGAGTGAGGCACATCTCAAAGGCAACCAAACCCGCTTAAAAACAGACATATTGATGAAACTAACGGAGATAATCAATGGGAAAGGTGAAGATGACAAAGCTGGACCACATAAAGCAGCAGGCGCATAAGCTCAGTCTCACGCGCAAAGAGGTGCTGGTGCTTATGAACGAAATCACGAAGACGACCGAGGAGTTGAGGAAGCTCGGGGCTACTGTTGCCGGGGACTTTTCTGATGGTTTCGCCGTGACCCTGCCTGTCGAGGACCTGATAAGCCCCGACCTACACAAGGAATGGATAGGAGAGAGCTAATGGATGCACAGAACTTGATGTGGCAGTTAAATGAGTTGCATCGACGCAGGGTGATAATAGAAGAGCAGCGAAACCGCCTGGGTGCAGAGATTAAATCACTGCAAACGCAAGCAGAGTCCATACTTTCCGATCTCAAAGAATTTGGGTTTGTGGCCGACTCTGGTACAACAGATTACCTGCGGATGGGCTACCAGTTTAGGATAGATCAGGAAAGCTTGTCTGATCTAGTTGGTGCGGGACAGCCAGTGGTCACTGAATACAAGAGTGGGGGAGAGAGTTAATGGACGTTATGGCAAAACGCCGGGGAGATAGTCGTGTTCGGTTGCTCCATGTCAAATCAAATGTCTTCGGGGCACTCCATTGGGGTGACTCGATCCGTGTTGTAGACGAGGGGGAGGAGAGAATAGCTGGCGGAATTTATCGTTACAAGACAGTGACAGATTTCCTTTCTGAGTGGAACATCATCGTATCCAAGCAGAAAGAGGTTCGTGTGCCCTTCCTTCGCCACAAGTATGGCCTGGGAACGGTAGCGGGGGCCTTCTTCGCGCTGTTCGGCATCTATCCCAAGGGTGATTGTGGCTGTCCAGATCGGAAGAAATGGTGGAATTGGCTTATGGCATTTGTGCCTTGGAACTACTGGGGTGAAGAGGACGCAGAAGAGAACAATGAATTTGATGGTACATAAAGGAGGACGATAATGGATGACACTTATAAGAGCCTGAACCTTGAGACCGGGCTGTTGGAAGACATAGATGAGGTTAGGCAGGTAGGGTTGGTTTTATCCTCCCTGTTCAAGAAAATCCTCACCAACCCCGTGTTTTCTCTTATTGTTTCTGTAGGAATGCGGGTAGACCTGGCGACAATCGTGGCTTCAAGTGAGGTTATGCTGCGTCCCACAAGTCAGGCGGCGTACATGCGGCAACTGCTGATGCTTACCTATGGCGTGCTGACTACGGAGATGGAGGAGGCTATTCGTGCAGTAGGCTACTCTGAGACGCTGCCAACCACACATCCAGACGCCCCACAACCAGACGTGAGTGTAGACCCAAACAGCCCCGAGGTGGAGGGCAGTCAATTCCTTCAAAAGCTCCTGAAGGACGGGGCCATAAAGGCAGAAAAGAAGGAAGAGCCAAAGACAGATTTGCCCAAGAGCCTGGACGATTTCCTTGACGGGTTAGCAAACAGAACGTATAAGCCAGAAGAGGAGTAATGACATGGTAACGCTTCAGGAGGTCGAGGGGAGGGGGTCGGTTCGCGTCCTTGATCGCCTGGATGGGAACGTGCTGGCTGAGGTAAGTTGGATGCGCGGCTTGGGCGGGGATGTTGGGTTCGACATAGAGACCACAGACCTGAACCCGATCAAGGACAGGATAGTGGCAATCCAGTTCAAGCCCAAAGGCAAACGGGCCACGATAATCGACGTGCGGCACTTCACAAAGGATGAGCTATATGAACTAGGACTCATATTGGGGCCGTTGTTTGATGGGACCGTAACTCTTGTGGGGCACAATCTCCTCTTTGACCTTGGATTTGTCCTGGCTCATATGGGGATTGGCGCACACAAGGTCTACGATACACAGCTAGCAGAACAGACCATTTACGGGCTTGGCTGGTCGTCTGCTCATGAGAAGAAGATCGGTCTGAGCCTGGCTGCATTAGGCGAGAGATATGGGGTCAAGGTCCACAAGGAGGAGCGGTCATGGTTCGAGCACCTGGACGAGCGGCCTGAGGAGTGGAATGCACCCTTCCCGTCAGAGCAGATCAACTATATGCGTCAGGATGTATCCGTGGTTCACCGCATCAAGGACGCACAGAGACCAGCAATTGATGAGCTTAACCTGGTTGGGGCGCTTGACCTGGAGATGCGTGCCCTCCTGCCTGTGGTGGGGGTGGAGGTCTCCGGGGTTTCCATCGACCGGGAGGGCTGGCTCCGGGTGATCGACCGTGTTGAGGCCAGAGCTAAGGAGCTAGAGCAGATTGTACTTCTAGGCAAAGAGGGTGAATATGATGGGCTTGCTATTCATGTGCTGCGTGTACGTCAGGACAGGTACATGAGCAGATGGCATCCTTACGAGGACTGGATGAAGGCCCGAGACGCTTTTGTTGCTACTGCTAAGCAAAGGTGGGAGACAGCGCAGGAATATGTGAAGGCGTTGGGGTACAAGAACTGGTCAGAGTACAAAAAGGCTACCCTTGAGTATTGGCACAATGAGCACGAGAGGATGGTCAAGCCACCTGAGAACAAGGCAGGGGTCAATTTGGGATCGTGGAAGCAGGTGATGGATGGGTTCAACGATCTTGGTATCCCTGTAACCTCGGTCAAGGAAGAGGCACTAAAGCCCTACATTGGCAAGCATCCTCTGGTTCACATCTACCTGGACTACGTAGGTGCCAGGAAGATAGTCACAGTCTACGGGCGTGAGAAGGGCAAGAAGAAGCGGGCGTTCATTGATATGCTCTCTCAGGACAATAGGCTCCGTGCGTCCTACCAGCCAATAGGTGCTGATACGGACAGGATGGCTAGCTATGAGCCTTGCCTGCACCAGATACCTGTGGATGGTGTGGGGGCCGAACTCAGGAACAATGTTATAGCGGCTCCTGGATATACCTTCGTCATTGCCGACTTTAGCAACATAGAGCTAAGGATTACGGCAGAACTTAGTGGTGACGAGTTTCTCCTAGCAGCATTCAAGTCGGGGAAAGATGTGCATTCGTACACGGCCAAGGTGATGTTCGGACTCACTGAGGAACAGGCGACGAAGGAGTGGACGGACTCTCACAACGCTGTGGTAGGTGGGAGGACTCTGGAGAATACTTCATACAGGAAGATTGCTAAGACGATCAACTTTATGCTCCTCTATGGGGCAGGAGTTCGTCGGTTGGCAGCCAAATTGGAGGTCAAGGAGTCCGAGGCCAAGGTACTTCTCGATATGTACTACAAAACCTTCGCTACGGCAATCTCGTGGTTAAACAAGCAGAAGTTTCGTCTTGATATGGCCCGGAAGAAGGACGAGAGAAAGGTATTCGCTGAAACTCGTTCGGGATGGAAGCGATGGTTTGATATCCCTGCGGCTCCTAAGCACCCAGCAAACGGCCAGCAGGTGAGCGTGGAGGCTATGGATATGTATAACCTGGCTGTGGACGAGTGGCGTAGTGCTAATGCTTCGATCAAGAGACAGCTAGCCAATACTCCAATCCAGGGGTTAAGCGCGGCAATCACCAAGCTGGCAGCGGCCTTGATTTACGAGAGCATTGGGTACGACCCAAACATGCGCCTGGTAGCGATTATCCATGACGAGTTCATCATGGAAGTCAAAGAGGGAGTGTGGCAGAAGGCTCGTGGGCCGTTGGGTAAGGACATAACCTATGCCACCCTTGCTGCGGATATCCTTGAGACGAGAATGATGGCGGCTATGCAGAAATACTTGAAGGTGGTGGACCTGGGTGAGATACATGCCGTCCAAACCCCGTACTGGAGGCATTGAGATGACAGTAGAAGAGCTTGAAGAATGGGCGAGGCAATGGGCACGGTGGCAGGCGGTGAATTGGGTATACCGTAGTGGTTCGGAGCAAGAGAATAAGCGACAAGCATTGGTGAGCGAGGCGCGTTCAAAAATAGAGGGGTTGGGCTACAAGATAACTACGGATGCTTGGGCCAATGTGATTATCGTGCTACCATTCAAAGTCTAAAGGAAAGGAGAGAGAAGATGATTGCTGATATTGGGTTAAGTGCCTCCCTAAACGGCCTGACCATTGTATTGTCGGTAAATGTCTTATGGGTCGTGGGTGCTGGCCTTGCTGTCTACCTGTGGCGATTACTGCACTCACACCTGCCGCACCATTACGGCGGAGGCTCTAAGTGAGCATACAAGAGTTGGCGCGGAGACTCGATGACCTTAAGGATGTGAGACGTGCAGCCAGGCGTGATGGGCACTTCGAGAGGGTCCATAACAGGCGGGTGGAGCTAGAGGACCTTCTTGAGCCACTCGGCCTGGGGCTTGCCTGGCAGGATAGTGATGAGTGCTACATGATCTATAGCTTCAAATCAATAAAGGAATAGAACATGGACATGACACAACTACTTCTAATAATCATGCTCTTCGCACTGGTGGGGAGCCTATTCCTCGGTCTCGTACTGACCCTGGTGATGTTCAACCACATCGAGAAGCGTTTGGGGCATCTGACCAGTGCTCATAATGGGCTGTCTGCACGTTCTAGCGGCCTGCATGAGCGAGTAGCCAAACTGGAGGTACTGCATGAAGGTGCCCATCAACCCACTTGAGGTAGACATACGGTTGGCTGTTGGGGAGCCGCACGGAGACGCGCCAATTATGCTGATCTGCCCCTTCCATAAGGACGATGTAGGCTCCCTGGCTGTCTACCGGGGCAATCTTCACTGCTACGGGTGCAACTGGCATATTAAACGGCGCTACTCCTCTCTGGCCTTCCTGTTGGGGCTATGGAGTGGACGGGGGAGTGAGGACGGGATCATGGCGACGGATGCGGTGAAGAAGATTAATCTGGGGAAGTTTGTCAGCGGGAAGCCCGAGAGGGGTCCGGCAGCGAAGTTCATTCCGCCACCCCCCGACCCAACCACTGTAGAGGCATTCCACCAATACTTCCTGCGCTATGGCCCGCTGGAGAGCTTCATGAAGGAGAGGGGATTGAGCCTTGACACGATCAGAAAATACAAACTCGGGTATTCTACAACTCACTTTGTCATACCCGTGCCTAACTTGGAAGGAAGCTGGCAGACTCTTAGATACCGCTCGGACGATGGGCTGGTCGATAGTGGAGGCGAAGGTTACAAGAAGTACGACGGACTGTATGGAAGAAACCAGCCCGCCCTCTTCCCCCTATCATCACGTTTTCACGGAGCTGGGGCAATAGATGAGCTTTGGATCGTAGAAGGTGAGCTAGACTCGTTAGCAAGCATTCAGGCAGGTATGACTACGTTGACTGTGACGGGTGGAGCGGGGGCTGTGGCAAAGGTCGCTGACATGATCGCTGACGAGTTGCCCTGGCTCCAGATCGGCAGGTGGGTCATTGCCACGGACTTAGACCAGGCTGGTGAGGAATGTGCGAATAAACTGCTCGGTTACTTGGGGTGCAATGGTGTTCGAGCACGCTGGGGTCGAGGAAAGGACCTTGGCGAGTGGTATTCGTCCGGGGGTACAAGAGAGGGGATCAGATATCAATGAGGTACACACTACAGTTTTACCTCGTAGCGTTTGCAGATGGTATAAAACACTTCTATTGGGGCATTCGTGTGTGGCTGGACATGCACCTTATGCGATGCGAGAAGTGCGGCAAGCGTGGGTGCAGTGGACTTTGCTGCCTGTCTCTGCCCAAAACACTACGAGGAGTTGATGGCTGAGTACATAAAGGCAACAGGAGGATGGGATGATCGGTGAGTACATAAGAGGTTGGTGTATAGAGTGGGACGAGCGCCAGGTGCCGGATGTCTTCGAGTGTGAATGCCAGCGATCCGGGACAGAGATGGTCTACGTGCAGGTAGTAGATACGGACGAGGAGCGCATCTACCGTTCCTATGCCTTTGGAGAGACCTTCTTCTTCCACCTCCCTCCAGCCCTGACGAAGCACCTCTCCTTGCTTGAGGAGGCGAAGAAGGGGCATGAGGGGGCGGTTGCGTACATCAGGGGGCAGATGGACGTGTCTCGGGCGCTGCTGAATGCGGAGGACAAGCGGAAAGAGTTTGCCCCCGGACCAGATAGGCCCCCGAAGGAGTAGAGGATGAAGCCAGAGACTGTTGCAAGATACAAGGAAGAGGGGCTGTGTTTCTCGTGTGGCAAGCCTACCGAGTCTAGTTTACGGTACTGCAAAAAACACACCGAAGGCCGCTATAAACTTGTGCGTGAGTGGGGCAAGAAAGTACTGGACCTGGGAGGGGGATACTTTGTAACACAAAAAAGAGCGAGCGTATGGTGGACAAAGTATAGGCATAGACCAGAGGATGTACTTATCATGTACCTGGATCAGGATGCCCGGTGTGCTATATGTGGGGATTACCTTGCTTGGGATGAGGTGTTTATAGACCATGACCACAACCATCCAGGAGCTAGGCACCTAAAAAGTGGAAATTGCCAGGGCTGCTCAAAGGAGTCTGTCCGAGGTTTAGTACACGATTATTGCAATATAGGGCTTGGTAGCTTCCGAGAAAGCATAGAAAGGTTGCAGGGTGCTATCAGGTATCTCGGGGGTGTAGCATGTTAAAGGGTGTTCATTGTGTATTAGGCAACGTGTCGATGGAGGATCATTTACGGTGTCAGGCCCAAGCACTAGGTCCACCCTGCGGCCTGTCTCCAACACTGCTCCAAATAATACTTCGTCCGAACCGCGAGAGGGAAGAGTCGAAGGTTGTTTTCAGTCCTTCCTCGATTAGTTCTTGTCATAGGCAGGGTGCCCTCTCGGTAGAGCATGACTATTATGTTGATGTCAAGCAGGCATATAAGGCCACTCGGGGCACGGTATTCCACAAAGGTTTGGAGAGTGAGCCTGCGCCACCGGGGGTACTTGGAGTGATCCGCGAGTTACGCATGGAAGCCCAGGTAGACACGAAGTACGGGGAACAGACGTTTAAGGGAATGCCAGATGCGGTTTACCTGCTACACATGGAGGAGTACGTGAAAGTAGATGGACAAGACCCGGTTAAACACAGGCTCCATGTGAAGATAGAGGATGTGAAGACTCGAAGTGAGGTAGGGCACGACCTTGTGCGGGCAGACAGTAGGCATACCCAGCAAATAAATCTTTACGCATGGCTCGTGCAACGCTTCCTCCCTGGCTGGCTCAATGAAGTCTTCACCACGTTGCATAGAGATATGGGTGTAGTAGAGAACCCACACCTCTTCATGAATGTGGAAAAGAACGACTTTATCCGCCTGTCACACATAGACGAGATCGTGGTAGATGAGCTTTCAATTCTCTATGCTGACATGGGGAAAACCAGGATATTCACCAGCCGTGGGTTTGGATATGACCAGGGCAAGCTGATCGGAGACCGGATAGGTGGGCATTGGGTGCGTAGGAAGCCAGTGGAGCACGAGGAGTTGGAGCTAGAGCCTGTACACCAGATGCAGGATCAGTACGTTGAGGGTATTATAAGGAAGGGAATTGAGAGGCAAATAGAAGCGAAGACTATGCTGGCTCCACCCCTGACGGAGCCGGAGGATGTTGGTCTTATGTGTAGATCATGTCCGGTCCGGCCATTTTGCATTGAAACAGGCAAGAAAGAGGGCTACAACATGGAACTTCAGGAGGCAATATGATAAGGTGGCTTCGTTTTACCTGGCTGCGTCTACGGCTGGCGTGGCTGCTGCGGGGTCTGTCACAGGAAAAGCGCAACGAAATACTTAATGATGTTTTGCTTGAGATGAACCTTGAGCAGTACTCAAGGAAGCTGCGAGGGCTAGAATGAGCAGGCTTTTCGAGAGATGGGCTACCTGGCTCAAGGGGAGGCTGCGGGATTGGTTGGATGTACCCACGGATGAAGACATCATAGACAGAGCACGAGACCAATATAGAGCTTTGGAGCGACGGTTGGAATTGGGGCTGAAGGAGCGGGAGCGGGCCTTGGTGCTGCGTGAGAGGGATATGGAGCGACTGGTAGGGGAGACCACGCTGGCTGTAGAGAAGACCATGACAGCGATACAGATGGCCGAACGCAACTGGCAGGCCGTTGTAAAGAGTCAGGAGAAGACCGATCAAAAACAGGCTGATTGAGGATATTATGCCCGAAGCCCAACTAGAGTCCATCGAGTTTCAGAACGGTGTGGTGGCCGGGTTTCACATGGCTGCATTCCACCTGGCACACAACGAGCCGCTCATCAAGCTCACGGAGAGGGCGGATTGGGATAGGGGCTTTAATGCTGGAATGCTTATCAGGCTGAACAAAGAGGCAGAGGGTTCCGGGGTGGCTCGGGCCTGGCTGGAGTTTTTCATGGAAAGGAACACAGATGAGTAAGGAGTATCGTGACGCATTGAAGGTAATATGGTTGGCCGTGTTAGCCGTGGTACTGGTAGGCTTCGTTGACCCCTTTGTTTTTTGGCTGGTTATCCTGGGGCCACCTACGCCTGTTCCGTTCTGGTGGGTCTACGTTGTATGGGGAGGCGGTTTGGCTATGACTTTATCGGTCTGGCTACCTATCCACATCCTGAAGAATAGACCAGGGCAGACCAAGTGATGATACCGCAGATTTGGACGGACATAGTGATGGAGCGAGTGCGCTTGGGACTGTCTGCGGATTTGCGGGAGAAATTTGATCTATACGACCTAGAACTGGTCTGGCTCCCTTTTGAGCTATCAGAGAAGGAGGAAGAGATGGCTGGATTTGGTGGCATATTGCCGTTTGGGAAGATAACAGCGAATGGGGTGGTGCCTGTTGTGCCTGCGGAGGCGATCAACTGGAAGGGGATGGTCTTCTTCTTCCTGCTGGACGTGATCCCTGACTACATCCAGAAAACCTTCGGAGTCAATGAGGAGGGGCGTTTTCCGGAGGGGGATGCGAGAAGGTCTGTGCGGTTACGGGAGGACATCCCACTAGAGAACGTGGATGTGGCCGTGATCGTGTACAACATGTCAGAGCACCACCTGGACTTCGCGTATACTCTTATGAAGCAGCTTGAGTCTCTGGTTCCGAGAGCGCAGGTGGTGATGCTGCCGGTACAAGGGTGAGGTAAGTATGGGAACGAATTTGGCAGTCATAAGAGAGGGGCCGAGTAATATAAAGGCATACGTGGAGGAGTACCTGCGTAGAAGCAGCCCAGCGAGTTCAAAGTACCTTGTGACGCGCATCCGGGCCAATATTGATGCCGACTATGCATGGAAACCCGACCCACCAGAGTCTACCCTGTTTGAGATGCAGATAGCGTTCGATGTGAGTGCGATCAATGCGGTGGATTGGTGTACTACGGTGGATATTCGTGTTAGGCTGGACTACGATGGAGAGCCACGGATAGAGCGCACCACCATTAGCTACCGTTGCCCGCCGCCTTGGAGTTGGGGGTGAGATCGTATGGATGAGATTATAAAGTTTGTGCTCGGCGTGTTGGTGCTTGGGCTGCTGGTGGGGATACTTGCCTCCCTCTGGCCCTGGCACATCTTCCTCGCCTTTGGCCTTGTATTAATCGGTCTCTTTCTTGGTGGGGTGAAGCTGAGGTGGGAATGGGAAAAGCACCAGGTAGACATAGAGGCCAAGCGAAATAGGGCGCGTATTGTCCACGAGTCGGATAAAGGGGCCTTATACCTAGAGGAGGGTAGGATCAGTGGATATAGCCATGTACTTCCGCAGGCAAAAGTGCAGGAGAAGGCTAGCGGAGTTACAGTACCTATGCCTTCAAAACCTGGGTACCCCCCGGTCGAGAGACCCACGACACCAAGCACATTTAGCGAGTTGGTACGAGGGGGCTACGTTGCGCCAGGTTCGGATTTCGTGCTCGGATTTGACGAACGCTCTGAGCCAATTAGGATGTCCACCCTCACTTCTCTCGGGATCGGGGGAGGGCAAGGCTTCGGAAAGACAAGCACCGCTTACTTAGTCCTGCTAGAGGCTGTGGTAAAGTATCGTGGAGATATTAGGTTCCTCTTAATCGACCCCCACATTGGAGTGGATGGGGAGGAGACCTTATACGCGAAAACGAAGGGCCTGGAGCCGTACTTCATGCGGTATGGCGGCTTACCGAACCCAACGGGGCTATACCACGGGGAGGGAGGGCATGTCGCTGGGTGGGTTCAATATTGGGAGAACGAGTTTATCAGCAGGATGCGCGGTGGAAAGGGGCCGATGTGGGTGCTGGTCATGGATGAAGGTGCGGCTGTGTTCTCTTCACCTGTTGCTGATGCTGTCAGTAAGCTCCTGGAGAACATAAATAGGCAGGCACGCAAGGTCAACATGTTTGCCATTGTGATCTCTCAGGAGTGGAAGGCATCACGGACGGGGGGATCAGCGATGCGAGACTCTATCGTGACCTTCATGCTCCACAACATGCCTACCCGTATCTCTGAACTACTCGTGCCCTCGGATGTAGCCAGACAGACACCAAGATTGCGTATAGGGGAGGCTATTCACTTCTGCCAGGGTACGGATAGGCGAGGTATGGTGCCCCAGGCGTCGGTGGAGGATGCGGAGAGGCTGGTGTCTCTGTACCGTCCCTTTGTTGATGGACTGGCGAGAGAGCTACCATTGCTGGGGGAAGGAAATGGATAGAGACCTGACTATTAGGATTACAGCAGACGACCGAGACTTTCAGAGGATGATGGCAAAGGAAATAGCGTGGGTTTTTCGCATATCACCGTGGATGCTCGGACTTAACGATTGGTCTCCCGGATATGCTAGGATCGTGGAGAGTACTGCTGTTGTGCTGCCGTTGGAAGGTGAAGAGGATGATCGACTGGATAAAGAAACTGCTCGGACTGAAGAGCAATCCGACCGGGCTGTACTACGTATACACCCTGTCTGATCCACGCTTCAACCCACCCAAGGTCATATACATCGGGAAGGGTACGGAGGACAGGATGTACGACCACGAGAAGGAGCTAAGGAGGCTACTCAAGAGGGGGCGGGGTGGGGCTATGCGGCTAGGATGTAAGCATAAGAGGATACTGGAAATCTTAGACGACGGCAGGCAGGTTGGGTACTCTATCGTCTTCCGCACGGACAGTGAGGCGGAGGCGTATCGTGTGGAGTCGGCGTATATTGACCGGATCGGCCTGGAGCACCTGACCAACGAGACTTATGGATGGAAGCCAAGGAGAGTGGCAGCATGAATACTTGTGAGGGTTTGGAGGCAGGGATGCTTGCGCGGTGGGTGGATGAGCCAGAGGATATGGTGATAATCACTTGGGTAGATTGGCAGTATGAGTATGTGTACTTTAATGATCCAGAAGGTAAAGAGACCAGGACTCGGTGTATGAACTTGGAGGTAGTACCAGCATGAGGAAGGGCTTTTGTTCGGCATGCGGGACGAGGATTTACCGGGAGGAGCGGTGGAGGATCAAGCTCACAGGCACCCCATCGCTGTTTACTCAGATAGTAGAGGAGTGGCCTGATAAGCTGTCTCACACGGCTGAGAGGGTACAGTATCCGGTGTTTTTAGCTACTGAGATGGGTCCCGAGATATGCCACTGCCCACACTGCGGATTGAGAATAGAGGGAGCAGAGTTATGCTAGACTGGATTGAGGACGAAGCGAATAGGTACTACTTGCAGTATAAGGACTTTGATGGTCATGTACGGTATTACCCCCGCAAGCCCCCACTAGACAACGAACCGATTAATATGCCAAGGCCACAGAAGGATGCCCTAAAGGATGAGCCTAACGTGTTCGAGGAATGGGAAGCTCTTTATCCACACAGCCCGTATTATATTGGGTATCCGCCGCAAGCCTCGACCCCGTTTCCTATTGGTGAGAGCGGCACAGTAGACTCTCCGCGTTGGATCACTACCCGGAGGAAATAAAGAAACCCCATCAATGCTCAATCGGCACTGGTGGGGTCTTTCTTTTTGCCTACGAATAGATGAGCTTTATATAGAGCCGCCCGAGTGCAACCCCGCTCTGGCTGCTGTCTCATTACGTAGCTTGCCTGCTTCCATATTTAGCTGCACGGTCAGGTCCAGAACCTTTGCTGGGTCCCTTACCAGACTTGCAGTACGAAGCTGTGCGGAGAGCCTGTCTATGTTGGCAAGCGCATCCTGGTTTACCGTTGTCGAGGCCAGCATACGTGCCGTTGCCGTACTGATGGTGAGGTTAGCGGTTGTTAGGTCCACATGGATAGCTGCCAGGGACTTATTGCTCTTGATAATAATGTATGCTACCCCACCAAGCCCAGCCATGAAAGCTCCCATGAGGGCTAAGAGGATGTAGATTGGGTCAATTCCACCGAACACGAGTGTACCTCCGACGATTTGTGCATAGTTCATCACCTGCGCGTTAACAGCCACATTCCCATTCATAACGAGCGTAATAGGGTTGGGTACTCCAATCAAGGCGGTACAGTTCAGCCCACCAGGACCGAATGTAAACTGAAACCGCTGTGCCATAAAAGCATACAGGTTTGTAGCTACTGCTGGCACCGGGGATGGGTTCCGTTGGAGGATTGCCCTATCTCTGGTCAGGAACCTGTATGGGGCTGCCATAATAAGGTGCTGGCAATAGGACCGGGTACTTGCGTCTGCCGGGGCCGCCGCCTGTGCCTGGAATACGCCTGCACGATAGAGATTGGTCTTTGCCAGGTTGGGCGTACCACCTTCGAGTACCATCGGGTCTCCTTGTGGTACGAGAGCCTGTGGTGCAGCCTGGAACTTCGCGGCTTGTAGCTCATCTAGCGCCTGAGACGGGGCCAGGATGCCATTATCGCCTATGTCCGGCACCATCCAAGGGGTACAACCAAGTGCAGGGTCCAGGAAGTTGGTCAGGAGCCGATTATCTGATGGGTTCTTAATGACTAATGCGTCGGTCAGAGCCAGCCTATTATTTGCCGTGTTCTGTGCAATCTGCCCGTTTACTGCAACGAGGTAGGTGGTCTGTACATTGTCACTCTGGTCCTGGTCCACCACAGAGAAGTCTCGAACCGTTGGGCAGGGGAGACCATCCACAGCCACACCGAGCGGAGGAATAGTGACCTTCCCCATAGCCTCACCGAAGAAGCCCGCTGCGTTACAGAAGAAGACCTGACCGAATGGAGTTGTTAGTCCGTTCACACAGAATGCCGCGCCTGGGCCTACGAGGTGTGTTACGTTGTTATCCCCACCACCCCAAATGCCAACCACAGCACCACGAGGGATGGCTGGTACTACCGGGGCGATTGCTGGGGTTGTGCCTGCATCTATCACGAGCGGGGAGTAGACTGAGAGGGCTTTTGTGGCAGGGTCAAAGATGGTAGCCTGCACGAACACGGAACTGGCATTCGTATCCGCTTCTACACAGGTACTCAGTCCATTGGAGAGTATCCACGGTGTAGCTAGCCCCGCCGCAGTTAGGGGAAAGCGGGGAACAGTCAACGTGCAATCACCCACTACCGCCCGCTTGTTATTCTCAAAGCTGTAGACATGCGAGGGAGCGAAGAGAAATGCCGACCCGAGTAATGCCAGGGCTATGAGTAGGAACGCTATACTTCTAAATGCATGAATTATGCGCATTGGACCACTCCAGTTGAACCATATATCCACCATCCCTACGAACCTTCCAGGCACAAATGTCGCCGATTTCCCCGTTCTTGTCGTCATACCAGCCAGTGCCGGGTACAGGGTCCGTAATCGCTTCGCAGACCTCGTGGGACGTGACTACCGTGAGTGCATCAAGTGCCGACATTCCAGCCGTGCATCCAGAGCAGTCCGGAAAGGGAAGAACCGCATAATAGATGGGCTTGCCGCCTATGGAGAAAGAGTCATGATACCCACAGAAGGTCTGGCAGGAGGCATCTTGTCCGAGGTCCACCGCCACCCCACTAGGCGGGTAGAGGACGTAGAGGGTGCTACCATCCGGGCTGGGCGTGATAACCTCTCTATTTTGGATTGCCTGGGCGAGTCTGGTCTGTAGCTGCGCGTCTGTGATTACCGTTCCCGCTGGCCTACCGATACCGCGCTTCTTATGGATGTGCTTGCGAACGGCATACCCATTAGCCTGGAAGCAATCGATAATACACTGCTCAAGACTGCCCGGAACAGGAGGTGGTGGGGGGCCGGGTGGTGGAGGAGGGGGTGGTGGAGGTGGAGGACTGCCACCCAGCGAGATGTGGGCTGCTCCCGAGTAGACACCAAGCCCGGTATTGTACTCAGCCAGTTCCGATAGCACGTCCGAGGTAGCCAGCCAGCTAAGGAAGCCACTCATCTCGGTGCTTAGGGAGAAGTCATCAAACATCACCGCGTAGAGTTCGACGTGTGTAAGCAAGGGGCCGCCGCGATCTGTGAGCAATGCCCCAGCCGCCTGCGCTCCATGCCTACGAGGGTTGAATATTTCCATACTACGCACCTTTCTGTGGAGCGGCGGCGGGCAGGATAGGCGCTGCGTGGTTCATAGCATATACAGCAGCCTCTACCAGGGTATTAAGCACATCCACGGGAACCTTTAGCCCGGCGTGGTCAAGCTGCTCCTGTACCCGTGCCAGAGCAAACTGCTTCTTTTCTGGATCACTAAGCACATTGGTGGCTTGCTGCTCTGTGGCCGCTACTGCCTTCGTAACCATGTCCAGGATGAGTGGTCGGGCATTGGATGGCAGACCCTCAAATGCACGCTTTACCAGGAAGGTGAGCAGGGCGAGTAGTGAGGGGAGTACGATAGGAATTACGATAAGTAGGATTGTAGCAAGTTCTGACATTTTACTCTCCTTTAAGAGGGTAGGACTAACTGTATATGCCTCCGTAGCCATCTGACATACGTTTATGTGTGCTGCTACCGGTTGCCGAAAATCCGGGACTCACGATTTCTGCATCCCCAGCCACACCAGTAGCGGCGCTGTTGGACATGAAGACAGTGATAGTGCTTAGACTAGAGGACCCGGTAGTGATATTGACAATCCACACCTTGCAGAAGCGATCACCCGTTGCGAATGCCATTGAACCTTCGGATGTGGCTGCAAGCGAATAGGTCGTTTTTGTGTTGTTGAGGGTCTGCCCGGTGAGAGCGATATCCCCAACGACAACATAAGTGCCACCACCACTAGGACGCTTGAGAAGGACGCAATGGATATCAAGAGTAACAGAGGCTCCCAAATTACCCTGGAGAGTAATCTTGGGGGTCCAGTTGCCCGTTGCGAAGGTCTGCCCGTCAAAATCCGCCGAGTCATCCATCCAGCCGAAATTATTGCTATCTGTTATTGTTGGCTCGGAACCTGCACCTGTTTGGCCTATGGCTGTTCCTTGAGACCTTAAGATAATCCAGCCCGTTGTACTGATGGTGATAGTTGTGTTGTTTGAGGTCTCAGTACCCCCAACCGCAGGAGCTAGCTTATTGGCCGTCGTGACTGTGGTGGCAGCAACACTACTACCGTTCCCCTGGTATGCAGTCATTTATTGCCACTCGAAGTCTATGGAGAGGTCAGCCGCCCCTACAGCACCCGTATCCGCATTGGCTATACCTGTTGTCGTCGCCCAGGCAATCCCGGTGGTGAAGTTAAGCCCCGCAGGAAAGGCGCGGGCGTAGGAACCGTTTGCTGGTATCTCGAAGACCTTGACTGGAGTATCCGTACCCACTGTCGGCGCACTGGCTTTGTTGTAGAACTTGACGAAACGCACGGCGGCATTGACATTAGCGATATCCACTCCCCACAAAACTCCCGCCGAAGCCTTTGTTGATGTTGCATTGGTACTGGCTGCTGAGATAGTGTGCGAAGGCGTGGCCCCACCCGAAGCCCCCGCTTGTGGAGTTACTGGTTGCGTGGCCTGCCAGAACGTACCCGAGACTGGCTGGGTTGCTTGCCAGAAGGTGCCGGAGACGGGTTGGGTAGCCTGGAAGAAGTTACCCTGGACAGAGACATTATTAAACTTAACAAAGTCGAAAATGCCCTTCAGCAGTTGGATTACGGACCAAGCGGTGGTTGATCCATCTGTGGCCTTTGTCTGAGTAGTTGTACCCAGCGTCAAGTTATTCCCATCTTTACTATAGATGGAGACGGGTGCGACGGGGTTTCCTGAGTTGGCAACAGAAGGACCACCCTCGGTGGGCGTTGTGGTATTTGTCCCAAGTGCTATCACAGACGCCAGAGGGATAGGGGTTGGGGAGGAGGCATCAAGTAGTGTTGCGGTGTATACAGACATTTACTTAATACCTCTTCCTATCCGGCGTCTGATTGCATCTATCCGGCTCGGCGACTTCTTGTCGTTCCAATGCCTGAGCACATCAAGGACTTCGACTATGAGAATGCCACCGACTAAAACAAGATCGAGGAAGGCAAGAAGTTCAATGGTCATGCTAGTAACTTTGCTCCTTGTGGGACTTCTGGTACACGCTCCAGCACCCCACGATCCAGGTCCAACAACCAACTATCCTTCATCACGTCCACCCGGTAGTGCTCAGTCAGTGTTCGTGCGAGGGTCTGCCGCAGTGCCATAAGTGTGGTTTCATGCTGCTCGATAGCCATGCGGATGGAGCGGAGTACGGGTATGTCCTCGGGCCTGAGTGGGATATTATTCGGTTGCTCTCTTCTTCTTCGTCTTGACACAATTTTCTCCTAGAAGCCATAAGTCACAGGTGTGGACCAAGTATGTATGACAACTCCAGAGGCTTGTAGGGTTTGCATATTAGAGATGATTGATACATCCCCGTCAGTTGTGGCTATAAACTCTACCTGCACACCCGCGTTTTTATTGATTGCCACAGTGAGAAGGCTTCCAAGCAGGTTGTAGGTGATTATTACCACTGGAACTATCAGGTTAGCTGGGCCGCCTATCAGGGTCGCAGCTATGTTCATTATGCCTGCTTCAGTGCTCGCTTTCCCCTGGTCAGTAGCACCAAAGTGAAGGAGAACAGTTCTGTGTACGCCCGGTGTGCTAGCCATTTAGCCCCCTCCCACAGAGTCGAGTCCCGAGACCCCTTTAGAATTTGATGGATAGGATGTAGACCGTAAGTGCAGCGCCAGTATCGTTACGCATATTGACCTGAGATGAGGTAGCATTTGGGAAGTCAATATAAATCTGGTGTATATTTGAAGTGCCCTGACCAGAGATTATAGGAATACAAACACTAGGCACCACACCAAGATTGTGATTATAGGCGGTTGATGTGTCGCTCGTGGTGTACGGTCCAGCTAAAGCCATACGAGTAATGCTGCCTAGCGTAAAGTTAGTCGTATGCAGATTGCTCGTACCAGCCACGGTAAGAGCGCCATCCACCTTTAGATCGTTGGCTACCTCAACCTGTGGAGTGGCATTATTGATGAGTAGCTGAGTAAGCCCACCATTGTCCTTGAGCAGTATCTTCGTACCACTCGCCGGAGCTAGCAACTGCGTGTTATTCGAGGAGTCCACACCAATGATGTTGCGGGCAGTCCCACCACTGTCCTTCCATTGCGTGAAGGTGTTGTTGTTGTTGATGGTACTAGCCCCACCCGCAGTAGTCAGGTTCCCAGCGCCATCGGAGTGGATCAACCCACCATCAAACGAGACCGAACCATCAGAGCGTATCAGCCCCTTAACCGTGCCCGTAGAGTCCTTGATAACCAAAGAACCACCAAACGTCGGGTTGGCTGGAGGCGGGGCGTTACCTACAATAGATGCATCAGTTGCAGTATCGGTGGTGGTGGTGGTGGTGTTATCTGCTATGGCCTTGACGAAGGTATAAGTAGAACCACCGACCTGGGTACGGTAGATATTCCTGGCTGTCGTACCTGTTGGACCCACGGCAATGCTAGATAGTGCTGGGTTCTGGTTGCCGGAGGTGGTCGTCAGAGATGCTGATGGGGAGGGGAGAGACTCTCCATCAGGGCTAACAAAGGTATACTTCCACAGATAGGCCCCAATCTGAAGCGCCGTACCCGCCCCAAGAGCCGCAGACAAAGCAGCCGGAGCCACACCAAGAGCCTTGAGAGCCAGGTTGTTGTTAAAGGTCACTTCTTGGTCGGTCATCACCCCGGTGAATAGCTTTAAGAAGTCGTTGAACCAGTCTGAGGTGATGACGTTTGGTGAGGAGCTACCGTTTGAGCGGGTCGTTAGAGGCATAGTATGGCTACCTTAATTATACCTGAAACCAGTCAAAAGTTTTCGCCTTAGACAACCTGGAGTGTGTATGTGACATCTATCTCCAAATCGTTGAGGTTATTGTGCAGGTATCCGAGTGGCGCGTAGTTGTGCAGGTTCGTCCCTATAGCCCCAATCGTCAGCTTATCTGCCAAGCCTATATGTGCGAAGAAAAGGTTGGTTGCTGTCAGCCCGGAGAGAAAGAACTGCATGATGTTCTGACCCAGGCCGGGGGAGTAGGCAGCAGTCATAGTGGCACGGTTGTTCGGGTTGAAGGTTGGGTCATACTGTGCTTCGGATAGTACAGAGGCTATTGTATCCAACGCCGTAGGACCGCGCACCACAGCATCGCCTATCGGATGAGTGTTTAAGAGCGGAGCAGTGAGATTGAAGGTGACTGGTGCCGTACCTGACTTGCTGCTGAAGTTCACGGTTTCTTGCGCTGCCAGGCCCGCTGAAAGCACAAGCTGGGTATCGCCGGAAACTGTGGGGTCTGCTGTGGTCTGGATTGCTACGTTGGATGGGTTGCCCTGAGCACTCATTGTTGTTTGGGCACTATCAATGACCAGATAGATTGGTGGAATGTACTGTCCCGATGGAGCCGCAGCCAGCCCGGTTAAGCCGAAGTTTGTGACGAGATTATGGAACTCACGAACCACCACCCAGCGGCCACCACGTCTTTCTTTCACCACCCAATGTACTTTCGGCCATATAAGGTTAGGTGGAGATTGTAGCAAATCCTGGGAAGGCGTCATGATTGTCTCCTAGTGCTGCGGCTCGTGCATAGTACGGCCCATTACCCACCGCCTTTGTCGTCCAGGCCGTGCTTACCTTGACTTGTACCAGGACTGATAGGATGGTGATAAACTCAGTAACCTCATCCGTGGTGCTGTCCTGGAAGGTAGCAAGGGTTGGGAGCTTCATGAGGAAGTCCATCAGGTTCCAGTCCCAGGCCCCGAGCGTCAGGTGGAAGACAAAGTTGCCTCCTCCGTATGGTGCTACTTCCACGGATTGTACGAGATAGGTGCCGTCGATCCCGCGTAGAGCATTCGTAATCCTGATCGACATGCCTGCCTGGATGCCTGCTTTGTAGGTGTCTACTTTCAGGGTGGTCAGACCGTATGCTTGCTGGGAGAGGAGAACCTTACACCTCTGGACTGCTGTGGTAAGGTCAAAGATTGTGCTATCGTCAATGGAGCCATCAAAGTACGCCCCGAAGAAGGTGTGGCTACCCTCATCAGTAAGCACCAAAGCTAGTGGAAAGTTATAGCGATATTTGACCAGGACGGTTACTCCCCCGGCTGGTGCCACATCAAAGGTGGCTATATCACTGCTTTGGTCAATGAGCACCTTCGCTAGGCCCCCCGCACTAATGAAGGTATTAGCTGGGTCGGACTCGTTTGCCACCCCAACCACCTGCTCCACACCGTTTAATGTGACGTGATACTTCCCATCGGTCTGCACGAGTGGGTGGTAGGCCAGGGGGAAGGTCTTGTTGTTCCCATTGGCAAGCATGCTCACATCTTGGGTGAAGTTATTGGAGACCTTTGTTCCGCCATGAAACAGAACACGATTGATGATGGAGTTGTCGTCTACCAGGAACTCGGCTACGTTGTGGGGGAAGGTGAGCACAAAGTCCGGTTGGTCACTCAGGTTGAATGGCGCGGCTGAGACAGATGTGGGGGATACGTAGTGCAGGAACTTCATAAAATCTATGTAGACCAAGAAGCCCGTAACCCCGGATATGGTCTGCAACACCTGCTCCACGGTCACATTACGGAAGTTCTTTCTCGGGAAGGTATACGCTCCACTCGTGGGAAGGAATGTCAGCTTGACCCAAGGCGCGTACTTCGTGATGATGGCCGAGATGATCTGTATGTCGGTTTGTGCAGTGAAGACTTCGTTGACCAGAGTGCGCTGTAGGCTGGTGGAATAATCAATCCCCTCCACAGCCGTAAAGTTCTGCTTCGTATTTCCCAGCACGGAGGTCGAGGTATCCGTCAGCTTCGTCGCATACCCACCAAATATGATCGTACCCCCGGCATCCGTAATAATGATCTCACCTTGACGTACCAGGCTGGGGAAAAGAGTGTAGTTGATTACCGGGCGTCCAGTCAGAGTACCGCCGAAAGTCCTTGGAACAAACTGGCTGGTGGTAAAATTGCCTGAAGGTGGAATGGCCTGACCCGCACCTATTGCTTTGTTCGCTGGGCCAAGGGACGTGTTGAACTTGGCGGTGGTTGCGCGGCCTTGTGTGGCACCAGACCCGCCCGCACCCGCACCCTGTCCAAGCGTATCAGTGACTACAACGGATAGCTGGTCCACATACTTCGTGATATCCTGTCCAGCTAGAGTGATTGTGTAGGTCATCTAACGGAAGCTCCTGCCAAGTCCGTTCATCTGCATCTGCCCGGCGATAAACTTCATGAACCACGAGGCAAGAGTCTGCCCGTCCAGGTTGAGGTTATATTGGTGCGTGCTGTTGCCTCCACCCCCACCACCACCTCCCGCACTAGCATGAGCAATACGGGCCGCAATCCTGCTGGACATCATATCTATTATTGGCATATTATCCTCGGCGGACTGTGCCATCATCTTCATCATGGTAGGCATCCACTTGTTGATATCCCGCAGTGGCCCTTCATCAGCAGGAGACTTGTGCGGCATGTGTGAGGCGATGGCGCTTGCAACAGCCTGTGCCGCCCGGATTATCGCACCTATCATAGCCATAATGCCATCTATAATGCCCTGGACTATATTCTTACCCGCCTGCACTAGCCATTGCCCAGCCCCAGCAAAAACCGCTTTGATCTTACCTGGGAGGTCCGTGAAGAACTTGAGTACAGTTGCAATGCCCGTGGAGACCGCTGTTTTGGCACCATTCATAGCATCCGTAAAGTGCTGCTGAATTTGGGCCTTGAGTACGAGTATATGAACCAGCACGTTTACCACAAAGGCAATGAATAGGGCGATAAGCAAGGCCCAACCAGCACTCCACAGAGCCTTAACCAAATTGATGCCTGCCTGGATGTGTGCTACCAGATTGGCTGCAAATGCTACGATCTTGGCGATTACACCAGAGACCCAGGAGGCCACAGCAGAGATTATATTAGCAAAGAAAGTTACGAAGGCAGTCAGCATGGCCTTTAGCATATTCGGAATGATCGAGTGGCCTACCAGAGCATTAGCTAGGTTGGTGAAGTAGCTAATAATTCCGCCGATGAAGTGGAGGACGAAGGCAAGGATACTCCCAAACAAGGTGTAGACCAGGCCAATAATTACGTTGAGTATGCCCTTGAAAAATTGAGCAACCCCCGTCCACAGCATATTCCACCCCTGGGATATCATCGCTCCGTTGCCATGCATTATCCCAACAATAATCATCCCGAAGCCCTTGAGGATATTTATGATACCACCAAGAATACCGATAATTCCGGTAATAAGGTGTGTCACTCCGACCAATACCGCAGCAATGGCACCGATAAAGGCATGTATTAAGCCAACCACTGCGGCACCAAAGACCAAAAGAAGGATCATGCCTAGCTGCTTGAGAAATGGAACTATAGCGGCTATTTCGGGGGCGGCATCCTTAAATGCAGCTTTCATCTCGGTCCACACAGTTATAAATTGATCCCGAATAAGCGCGACAATATCGTTGAATATCCCACCGAGAGCGCCAAGTACCTTCCCCACATAGTACATGGCAATACCAACATCCCCCGTCTGGTTTCTCAGCCATGCCCATTTAGCAGCTAGCCAGGTAATTCCTACAGCCAGCCCAGCCACAATCGCAACCACAGCAACCATGATACCGATGAGCAGGGCGAAGGGGGAGAGAGCAACGGCTACGATCAGACCCACCCCCGCCAACGCCGCGCCGATTAACAGGACCGAGGTAAACATTTTCGGGCTTGTATTGGATATATCAATGAGATGCTGCACAAAATCCCTGATACCTTTTGCTATAGGCGTCAGGGTAGGCAGGAGGGAAAGGCCAAGGATGCCAGCAAGACTTTGCACATTCGTTTTGGCTGCTTGGACGGCTCCACTAAAGCTGTCCTCCTGCATCTGTGCGTAGTGTGCAGCGCCGCCTAGATTGTCGTGGGTTTTCTTGAGTTGCTTGAGGAGGTCGTCAAAGCTCTTTACATGGTTGATGAGAGCAAGGATACCCTGACTAGCACGAGTACCAAACATGGTGGAAAGAGCGGCAAACTTGTCCTTGTCCGACATGCCTGCCATCTTGTGTGCAAGCTCATCAATAACACCAGCAAGGTCCATAGCCTTACCCTTGCTATCGAATAGGGATATACCTAGCTTCTGAAACTCCGCAGCAGCCTTGGCGGTGGCTGGGGCGGCAAGCTGGCGAAGGAAGTAATAGAGACCCGTGCCAGCCGTGTTCATGTTGCCCATAGCTCTCGCGGTAACATCCAGGGCGACCATGACCTCGTTTGTTGGCTCCCGGAGGGCGGCAGCTACAGGACCAATCTTAGCCAGAGCCGCAGTCATTCCTTGTGCCTGGAAGGTGCTGTGCTCCATCGAGAACTGGAGGAGGTCTGCAAAGTGGGCGGCGTCTTTAGCTTTCGCACCAAAAGCATTCATTGTGTTGGCAAGCAGAGTGAAGGCAACAACCGGGCTTACCTTAATGGCCTCGGCTAGGTTCTTACCCGCCGTACCCATGCCATTCATGATCTCTGTTGCCGTGAAGCCGCGCTGACCGAGCAAAACGAAGCCCTGAGCCAACTGATCCACACTGTAGATAGAGGTGCCCGCAACAGAGATAATGTACGCCTGCATCCTCAGCATTTCAGCACTGGTAGCCGAGGTCGCCACCTGAATACGCAGCAGTGTTTGTTGGAGCTTGGAACCCTGATCTACGGAATAGACGATGGCACCACCGAAGAGCAAGAAGGCAGCAGCAAGACCAGCAACAATCCCCAGGCCGACAAGGTTTTTGGACATGCTGCCAAAGCCAAGGCCCGCACGTTTGGTAAGGTTCTCCATATTAGCGAGATTACCATTCACCATGCGGAGTCCGGCATTTGCGGCATCGTCCAGAAAGATGCGTATTCCTATGTCTGCTGAGTTACTTGTGCCCATTGACCTCTAGGTGCCCATGTCGCGTGGGTCTGCACAATCGTCACAATCGGTGCCTTGCCAGTAGTCGTTCGGATCGTCTTCACCGAAGCGGAAGTCCTCCTCAAACCCCGGCCTGAGACCGCTCTCGCGCTCCCCACCCCCCTCGTGTTCCATCTCTTTGTTCTTCTTGTATTGGTACGCCCCGACCTCCTCGAACATGATCGCCAGGTAGATCGCCTCCTCTTCGGGAAGCCGCCCCACCTGCTCATAGGTCCAACCAAACTCAGAGTAGCAAGAGTACCGAAATGCGAAGGAGGAGATGTCTAGTTCTGGGTGTGCTGTACCGCCAGTTAGGAGGCTTCGTCTGACGGACTCTCTAAAGGGTCAAGCTCTGCCTTTTTGGGGGGCTGTGTGGCATTCAGAATGCGGGTGGCAATTTCATCAAGCAGGCTGCCATCCACCTCGGTTATCGTCTTCATGTTAATCGGTACGGGCTGACCGGGGGAGTACTCAAAGGGCCAAAACTTCAGACCGATTAATACAACCATCTTGGTATACGCCGACTGGTCCTGCTTAACGATAGTAGGCTTTCCGTCTTTGTCCAGGTCGATCTGAATAGCCGCCTTGTTCGCCTTCTGTCGCTCATCAATTGTCAGAGCACGCTTCACACGGATCGGGATTTCTTGCCCCCGCCAAAGAATGGAGGTCTCTATCCCACGATCATTCGCATCCGAGGAATAGTCCGACCATATGAAACGCTGCTCAATCATATCCTCAGCCATTTGTTGTGTCTTCTCCTTCAAGTAGGCCACCGTATCAACTATTAGGGGGTGGGACAATCTCTTATCTGGTTTCCGCATTATGTCGTATACCCTGTATTGGGCACCGTGTTCTGGACAAAGCCTGTGATGAGCGCCGCACCTGCTGGAACAATCGCCTTACCCTTAGCCTTGATGAGTACATTGTCCTTCGTCGTATCGTGCTCCACGGTGTCGTAGGTCGTATTCGGAAGCACTATGTTGAGTTCCTGCTGCGTGAGTATCTGAGCGCCGATGGAGAATGTGCCACCTGTCAGACCAGCACCAGAGCCAGTTAGAGGGTTGCCGTCGTTCAGGTTTGCCAACAGCAAGCTCACTGTGTATGGACCACCCGCCGAACCACTTACTATCGCTCCGCCAGCACCAACAGTGGAGATGGCAACGAGGGCAGCCTGTACAGCGGCAGCAGCGGCATTGAAGACGATAGTGCCCGTTGTGACGCCGTTGTAGGTCAGTGTAAAGTTGCCTGCCGAGGGCGCACCGAGGGTCACTACGAAAGTCTTGCCGATGTTCAATCCCAGGAGGTCGAAAGTGAGGGAGTCTATAACGTTATTGCGCCACCTGTCGTAGATCGTGGTGTTGTCGAAGCGTGCGGTGAAGTCCAGGGTGATGTCACGCTCCCCGAAGTAGACCGTCACAAAGTCCTGGGTCCCGTTCGCAGGATACCAGAGGGTGATCTTCTGCGCGTATTCAATCTGGAGGTCTGCTACATCCTGGGACACCGCACCGTCTATGAACTTGATCGTCGGAGCGTATCCGGCGAATGGAAGGAGAGTCGAGTAGGAGGGGGTTGGTGGGGAGAGGTTGGGCTGCGCGAAGAGGCCGACCCAGTTGCTATCGAGTTCGAGGAGCTTCCCGTCAGCTACAAAGTGCAATATCCACTTCTCAACCACTGAGTAAGGGATATAGTAGAGGCGCGTGTCCAGGCTGCGGCTGATGGTGTAGCTTGGGGGCACGTCCTGTAGCTGGAAAGTATGCTTCCAGACAGACGGCAGGTTCACGCTATCCGGTTGGGCTGAGGATGGGAGTCCCATTCCGCCCCAAAGCTGGATCGGGGACACGTCGTTGTAGTACGGTCCCTTCATCTCTATGGCTGACTGGCGCACGGAGTCCACTACCCCATAGTTCGCATTCCGATCTCCGCGCTCTTCATTCAGGTACTCACGCTTTTTGCCACCCTTGAATACCGTTTTGGTTGGGAGGTACTTCGTAGGCACCGTAATAGCAGTACCCGGCGTGGTCTCCTTGGCTGTGGCTGTCCAAGATTTTTTACTTATACCCATTTGTATTATTCCTTATGGCAGCGCAACCAGATCGACGGTGATATCCCCAGCGACGTTATCCGCATTGCCGAGGGTGCCCTTGACCTGGATGAAGGTAGAGGTTGAGCCGATTGCTCCCTGCGTACTGTTTATGATGTATGGGACTGCCAGCACACCAACAGTAAGGAAGGCAGCAATCGCAGCACCAACACGAGCCATACCCGAAAGCCCGCCAGCCACCGTGGTTGCGTCGAGTTCCCAAATGATCCCAGGTGTGGTGCCAGTAATAGCTGACCCATGCCTGATAATCAGTACCCAACCAGCCTCGCCACCGTAGGGGATTAGTTTGGAGAGGTAAGTAACACCAAGGCCCGTCACGGCTGGGGTGAGGACCTCGTGCAACAGGATTTGTTCCTGCCTAATAATTGACATTGCGAACTCCTTAGACTATCTGACCCACCAGATCAGCGTAGACCCCAGGGAACACGGGGCTTGTTCCGCCTACGGTAGCAATCACTCTTATAAAGTTTTGTGTGATAGCCCCCTGTGTAGTGCCTGTCGCGTATGGAGTAACCTGTACACCCACGGCAGTGATGTTTGCCAGCGCCGCACCCACCGTAGCCCACGTTATCTGATCGTTGCTTTGCTGCACTGCGAATACTAGTGTGGGGGTGGTTCCGGTTACTGTTCCCGCGACTCTGACCAGGAGAACCCACAAGGCAAAGGTATCTACTGTGTATGCTGAACTGGTATAGACCAGACCAGAAGTAAATGGTGCTGCGGCAGGACTGGGAAGTGTCTCGTTCGCTAAGATTGGAATAGCATGACCAATCGCCATCTTCTATGCTCCTATTAAGTCAATAAACACGCCTGTTGCTGGGGATACCGTTACTACAGCGTGTATCCGTAAGAAGGGTTCAACAATCGGCCCCTGTGCAGAAGCCTCAGCATATACGGTTCTCTGAATGACGCCAATCGTAGCCGCAGTCAGCGCTGGTCCGGCCTGTGCAAAGTTAATCCCGTCTACGCTTACCATCAGTGAGAGGAGCATAACGCCGCCCCCGCCTTGTAGCGCATACATCACCCACTCGCGGCGGCCATCGTTATTGATTATGGGACTATCAATAGCGCCTACAGCAAGCGTGGCATTAATGACGGCCTCCTCAACCCTAATTCCTGTAGTCTCTGCCATAACTCTCCTATGTCTGGTCCAGGTTGAACTCAGTGTGAACATTAAAATCGACCACCAACGCGACTGTCGGCTGTCCAGATACGGGGACCTGAGTAGTAGCGAGGTCTGTTGCAGTCATGGAGATAGCCAGCCCGCCAAGTGCCTGATTAGGGATTGCCGCAAGGAACCGCATCCAGGGAACAGCGTATGCGTAGGCCCGGAGGAGGGAGTCGGCTATCTCCGTGCGGCGAAAGAGGTGTTGCATGGTGTAGGTCAGGAGTACTCGTATCTTGCCATTGGTCTCATCCACGATCCTGCCCCTGGTGAAGCGAAGTATGACAGCATTATCCCCCGGCACCCTATCCACCAGAGTTGGGTATACCTTCGTGATGGAGGGTATCTGGGTGACGATCAGAGCGGAGATGGCGTTGGCTATCGGGCCTATGAGGGTATCGTTTGGAGTAAATGGTCCGGGGATGTTACACCTTGCTTATCATTTATGGAAAAGTATATACGTGTTTGGTACTTTCGGGAATAAAAACGAGAAAAAATTTGTTATCTCTGATATAGACTGAGTTAAGTACAGAGCTACTTCAGAGAGTACTCTTCAGTAGTCAGTCACATACCAGAGCTAGCCGTAGCCACCCCATGCCCACAGGCACCAGGGCCAGGCACGCTGTTTAGGAAGAAGAGAGGAACCGATTAATATAAGGAGATTAGAGACTCCACCCATCCCTATCCAGACCTCTACCCCCAATTCCGCCCGCCCCCTCCTCCAAGTACTTCGCCATTCTACGGATTGCCTGCTCTCCCACGGGGTTCGGGCGGTTGCGGTCACGTTCTATGCAGACCTCTAGCGGGACATTGGTAAAGTCTTGTATCTCCGCCTCAGCCTGACCAAGTACGAGCGCCTGGATTTGTTGCACATGGGTTGGGTTTATGTTGGTGTCGTCTACGATCACGACGTATCCCGCGTGCATAGCAAGCAAGATCGCCGCATCCCGCACGTTCCTCACAAGCTCTTCATTCTCCGGACTGTACACACCATCATCGAGCATCCCCCGTATATCGTCCTTGTTCACGCGCTTATAACAGCCGGGGCATTGGTGCATTTGCTCTTTGGCCCATGTGCTCTTCCCGCTCCCTGGAAGTCCTTTGGTGAGTATAACCTTAGCTTCCACCACGTACCTCGATCTTCCCCGTATACTTCCGATACTCTGATGAGGTGGCTTTGGGCGGGAACTCTACTTGCACATACGCTGATAGCTCCGGCAACTCGTGTCCCTCTTCTGCCTCCGGGATTTCTGTGGACTCGACAAGCATAGAGATCGTGCAGCTGAAGTCCTGGTGCTGTACCGTTCGTATGTGGTAGCCCTTGGGGAAGTATAGCGCACTCTCCAAGACACGAAGATCAACTTTTAAGACGCCTAATCCCATCATCGGGCCTCTCTGCTCTTCAGGTAGTCCCTATGCTCACGGGCCACCTTCCGCACGTCCTCATGCGCGCTCTTCACCGCATCAGCAAACCAGTGCATGAAAATCTCCTCGGCATTATCCAGACCCCTCACCCTATCCATGAAGCTACCCACCACATTATGTGCGGTCTCGAACTTGCTACCCGCCCACTCTACGTCCTCTTCCAGCGCCTCGATCCACACCTTCGACTTCTCCCCTATCCACTCCTCGGCATCATTCACGCTGTCGTTGAGGTCGGGCACAATCGGGGCGGGTTTCCGGGTTGGCCTGGTTTTATTAATCGGTTTCTCTTCTTCCATTTAGCAATCCAATCCTGTGAATGCTGTGGTTACATTGGGGAAGACCGGGGTAGTTCCGGCAACGATCCAAGCAACCCTGATGAATGCTTCCACAATAGCCCCCTGCGTCGTGCCCGGTCCATATAAGGTTCGTTGGTTGCCTATTGCACTGAGGGTAGCCAACGCCGCACCCTTCTGAGTCCATGTAACCCCATCAGGAGAGGTCTGCACGGCAAAGACAATTGTGGGGGTTGTACCAGTTGGTGTGCCTGCCAGCGCCACGGCAAGCAGGAAGCGTCTGGACTTTGGGTTAGGGAATGTTGCCGAGTTACCAGAAGTACTGATCGTGGCCTGGGTGTGTACTTTAGCGTGTAAGCTCATCTATACCTCTATGGGAACTCATTAGCGACTCCATTCTTCTTGTCGGCTAGCTTCTGCCTGGCACAAAGTATCGTCTTTAGCCAGCCGTCCGTACCAGCAGGCTCCCCCGTCTCAGCGAGGTAGTCCAGGTAGGCGCAGTCTGCGTGCCAGTTGCCTGTAAACCCGTCCCTGCGCTGCGTCACCTCACTGGCTGTCATATTCACTCCACAAACCTGACACAAGGGCATATTTATTCTCCTTTTAGAATGGAACGCCTACACCCATCACACACATGCCGAGAGCTATGTTGACGTGGTAGAGCGCCCAGGTTTCCGTAGCCACCAGCCCATCACCCTGCGCGGTTAGGAAGAACATCTCCCTCGGGTCATTGGTGAACGTGGGCAGGCCAAGCGGATCACCCTCCTGGTACGCGACATAGATGCGCCGCCATGCCAGGAGTTGCTCTATGTTCTGAGCGAAGACCCATAGCAACTCATTCGTGGACGTACTCTGCTCGGGGATGAAGTCCATGTCTGCCTGCAATGCGCCTGTCAGGAAGGGGGTTCGCTGGATGATTAGTTCCTTCATGATATCCCCTAGCTCTGGCGTAAACTCGTGTAGCTCGTGGTTGATCGTACCCCATAGGTCCTGGTGAATAATCAGCCCGGTGCCCGCGATGATCTCGACGCTACCTACTTCCACTCATCACCTCCCGCAGTCTCTTGCATTCCTCTGGCGTGTGGTATTCCAGTACAACCATCCACTTACAGACGGGGCACTCCTCGCTTACATGGCCTGGGCAGAATGAGTCAGAAGGTATTGGTATGCCATTACGGGTAAAGTAGTAGTTCTGGAGGGTTCCATTCTCCCAACGGATGAGTATTGTTTCTGCATGGCGCGGTTTCTTACACCAGTGACAGACAACAGGTTGGGGGTTCCATGAAGCTAAGGGATCATAGGTATTTGGTATATTGAACACGCTTACCTCGTTAAGAACCTCGTGCGGGCATACTTCCTGACGATCCTCTGTACATCCACAGGCCAAGTCTTTAGGAACTTCTCCCTAACCCCACCCGTCTCTGCCACCAGATCGGCATAGTTGGTGTCCCTCATCTTGTAGTAAAAGATGGCGAGACGTATGCAGGCACGGCTTATATCCTCTGGCACGCCTGGGTAGGTCTGACCCGTGATGATGGGCTGTCCGAATATGCCCTTCACCGTGTAGTTCTGGTTTCCTTTGACGAAGGCCAGCCCGCTATTTCTGGTCATCTTCCTTGCAGACACGCCAGAGGCCAGGTAATTATTAGGCTTCAGAATAATGTCGGCAGTGATATCTGTCGTGACTGGTGTGCCTGTGATCCAGATACCCCCGCTGGAGAGGAAGCTATTCACTGCTGTCTCGAACACGGCTCCGGCAGTTGTGCTGAAAAGGGACACGAGGTCATCAATCGCCAGGAAGTCCTCGCCTATCCCGTCATAGAGGCGTGTGGCCGGGGTGCCCGAGGTTCCGTCTTGCTGGAATGAGTAGCCTATCTCAGCGTCCAGGTCCATTTGAGCCTGCGTGATGCTCCTCCCAATGAAGGTATCATCCGTGTTGCCTAGGTTGGGGTCCAGAAACAGCTTCACATCACCAGTCGTGCAATATACCTGTGTACTCCAAGCCATTCAAGCCCCCTGGAGAGGTATGATGCCCCCCTCCAGGCAGCTATAGCTTAGAACACCTTAGCGCAAGTGATAACTACTGCACGTTCTGGATGCAGGAGTTGGATGTCGAAGTCAGCGAGGACTCCGAAGCGCCGTCTGCGTCCCAGGTCGTAGAGGGTTGGGTCAACGATCACCTCTGGCCGACGCTTGTACGCGATAGCCGCCCAGCGAGGAGCCACCATGATATTCTTGACCACTGAGATCGAGTTCTCTGTGAGGGCTGCGTTACCCGTCGCACCAGGGAGGTAGTTGGAGAGGATAAGGCGCACACCGTAGACTACCCCTTGATCGCCATTCAGCAATCGCTCGGGAGCCGCATACCGCAAGTCTTGGCGGATATTGGCATCCATGATGAGTGACTGGAAGGCGTCAGGAGACAGGAAGAGCCAGTAGTTACCGTCTGGGAAGGGAACGTTGTCATACTGCTGGAGCTTGGCAACGGCCTTGGAGAGTACATCTGCACTCATCACGTCCGTAGTAACCACGTTCGCGCTTGTGTGGCCGAGTGGGTAGAGTACGGGGATTGTGGTCAGTGTTGCGCCGCCGAATGGAGACTGCGAGTTAGGCAGGCCCGCATTGGCTGTGGCGTTGTACAGAGCCGCAACGTTGGTCTCGATACGGATGCTCATAGCGTAGGCGAGGCGGTCGATGAGGGCCACCATACCGTCGTACTTGATCCTATCGAGAGCCTTACGAGTGACCTCAACCAGCTTCCCAAATTCGGCTGGGGTGAGTGAGACTGAGGCGGCGTTCGAGATGGCGTATGGGGTCTGGTCGGTGCCTTCTGTCAATGCATCAGCAGCGACGATATCGGGGAGGGCTGGGATGTAGACTTTATCGCCTGCACCCGGAACCAGGAGGTCAGTGTTCACCAACAAGGACTGTTCCAATACTGCCCTTCGGCGCAGGTTCAGTTCCATGAGGCTGGCCCATATTTGGGGGATGAGCGCCTGGAGGTTGGCAACACTGGTAGCCTTTTTGATTAAGGCATCGGTAGCCAAAGACATAGGGGTTACTCCGTAGGGTCTCGGACTTGAGGAGTTCCTCGACTCCGAGAGGTGAATAGGGAAGGAGGGGTCTCGGACTCACGTAGGGTCCTCGACTCGACGGGAGTTACTCTGCTTCGCGCTGATCCAGGATCATTCCGCTTGACAGGGCACGATAGGTCATTTCCCAAAGTATACGCTTTTCAACATCGTCATAGTCGGGGTCCTTGCCAGCGGAAGCAGCAGTACGGCCCTTCTTGAGCAGGTAGGCCACAGGGTCGGCATCGCGCTCGTCCTCTGGTGTAGCAATGGTGCTCTTACGCAGACCAGTCTTGGCAAGAGTCTCATCACTCTCAAGGGCCTTCTTCACTGCGGCTGCCATCTTGTCTTCGAGGTGCCCCAGCAGCGTCTCAGCCATTGTTGTCTCCAGGTTTTTGCCAAAGGTGTCGAGAGCCATGTTAATTTGTTCCCTCGTCACATAGCCTTTCCTGAGAGCATCTTCTGCCTGTTGCGCTGCGGCCTTTTCAGCAGCCACCACAAGCAACTGCTCCAGCAAGTCCTTTGGCTGTTCCTGAGTTTCTTTCTTATCTTCAGGCATGTGTGTTTCCTTGGCAGCCTTGGCCGGGGGTACCCGGGTATGGGGGCTGCATTAACTAGTTACTTAAAGTAATCAACAAATGTTTTTCGTTGCGGGAAGTTCTGGCGGTAGTAATCGTTTTGTTCGTCCAGGCTAGCTTTGATAACCCTTTCAGCAGCTTCCCTGACTCCCATAGCCTCAACTGCCACATCAATGACCATTGGGTTCGCATAGAGTTCCATCAGGTTGATCTCCGGCGTGTACCCTTGGGCCTTAGCAATCCGCATCGCCGCCTGGTTATTAACCGGGAAGCCAGTCAGTGTTACCTCTATGAGTGGATCAATAGCACCAGGCTCAGAGAAGTGCCTTCCGCCATCCGGTTGGTCCTTCCACTTTATGGGCATTCCAATCCAGGAGAAGTACCTGACCGTGCCCTTCATAACCCCAAGTCCGGCTTTCTGATCGTAGATGTTTGCCAGGCCATACCATCCAGTTCCACCATCGAAGTGCTTGAACTCTACTCGCTCGTGGAGAGGGTTATCCGCTGCCTCTATGATATTGCCATCCCGTACCAGCACAGCCTTCTGTAGAAAACCCACCGGCAGGTATCTTGTGCCATGCTCCACGCTGATGGGTGCCCCGCCATCCATATATGCCTTGAGTGCCGGACTGAAGCTCTCCGGCTCTAGCATGTCTTTGTCGAGGTCCTTATTGGGTTTGCTGATCCACCCCTCGGACTCTATCGAACCATCATCTAGCACCCTGGCCTTCATCATGGCTAAAGAAGAAGAGAAGACGAAGGACTTACCCATCGGCACCCCAGGCTTGCGAGCTTTCGATAGCAGGTAGTTGATGGCCTCTTCAGTCGTGAACATTAGAACCTCTCATTGCTCCAGAATGGTGACGCCTTCTGGGATGCGGGTACAGAGCAACCGTGGGACCTGGCATAGCTCTTGATGCAGCCGAGGGAAGGATGTCCATGACCGGATAATGCCAGATGAAATGCTGCTCCTACGTGTTCGCATCCGGGTCCGAGGGGGTAAGACTCGTGTGGCCCGCAATGGGTCGTGGCTGCATGGCGTTCGGCGGCTGTGATAGACTTCCAGTAGGGTTGGATGTCCCTCCGCTCGTTCCACTTCAACACCTTGTCTACATATTGCTCAGTCATGATTTATTCTCCAACAGGCCATTCTCCCAGGGGTATTGTTCCTCGACCTGCCTCTGCCCTTCTTCATAGCAATCGGCACACCACATAACTTTAGGTCCCTCAAGGTATTCCGTGGGTCCTTTAATAAGCCAATCGCACTTAACGCATTTGCCTTCTCGTTGGCCTGTTTGTATCAGGTCCTTCAGGTAGTGCCGCCAGCAGTAGATTACTTGCTTGTGGACTCTCCAGTATGGTCTCTTCACGGTCCCGATCCTAACTGGCGGGCTATCTCACTCGACGCGCCTCTATTGTGCCCATTGCCTGTTTGCTCGCCTGCTCCACTCCTGGTCGGGCCACCAGCGGAGGAGCGTACTCTGATCTGTGAAGAACCCTCTGGACCGGAGAGACCCACCGCCGTAGATGCACCCTCAACCGCAATGACCTCTTCAGCCATCTTGCGTACCATGTCTACGGGTATCCATGCATTACCAGTGAATATTAAGGACTCTTCGCCACCTGGGATACTGGTCAGCCCCTTGCGGTTCCTGATCTCGTTCGGCTTGAGAATGCCCATCTTCTGATAGTTCGTGTCGATCTGGCTCATCAGGAAGTCGTCCCGCGAGTCGATCTCTTCGTAGTAGAACTCCAGGTCCGTGTAGCCGAGGGTGTTCCAAAGCAGCTTTCTGGTCATGGTCTGGCAAATCTCGTCCAGGAGTGGCTCGATGGCTCTCTTCTTGAAGGTGAAAGATAAGTTATACCCATTCGACCGATTAACGTCCTGGCTCTCCCCTAGCTCCTGCATGGTCACACCGAGAATGCCCATGATCTTCATGCGGAACTCTTTGAGAAGCTCTACGGCCTCCAGGTCCTTCAGGTGGTAGCCGAAAGGTATCCACTTGGACCCAGCACCCTTGGAGCCGGTCATGAGGATGCGGTTGCCTGTCTTGCCCTGGTCATTCCAGTTAGCAATCGCCGCCTTTAGCTCGGTCTCGGTCACATCCCCTAAATCAAAGACGCCAAACGGGATGTTGGAGTCCGTAAAGCGCTCGGAGATAAACTGCATCATCGTGTCTTCCAGGATTGCAGCAGTAAACAATTGGACTATCCTGGAGTGTGGGTAGACGGACTCTGATATGGGATTGAGCGAGAAGAGCATGACCTCCTCCGGCTCCCACCCATGTAAGCTGGTCCCAGGTGCAGCGTTGGCATCTATCGAGGTTGCACTAGAGCCGCCGTAGTTCGGAGCAGATGGGTGCGAGGTTACTCCCATATTCATACCCTGCGGGAACTCGTACATGCTACTACCATGGGGCTTCCCGATGATTGGCGTGCCTCTGGCGTCAAGCATGTCGTAGCCCCGGATGTACCCGTGCTCATCGAAGTCAATACGAAGGCGGGCTGAGTCCATCACCCACATATCAGGGCTTTCGGGGTCGTCGGTAGGGACCAGTTCCACAGCCCCATACCCGAATGTGATGATGTCCCGCATTAAGGTCAGGATAAACTGCCGCTTGGTCTGGTCATCGTTTGGCTTCTGGAGTATGCGGCGGACTTTCCTGGCCTGGTTCTTGGGTACGGGCTTGGCAGGGTCTACATTCCGTATATCTATCTTGACCCCACCAGCAAAGTCCAGGATGGCATTCATACAAGCAGCCGCCGTAGGAGTTCTCAGCACGACTTCCCTCATACGTGGCCGGGAAATCAGACCTGTTGCGTCCTGTGCCACCTGCTCCGGGTATGGCTGGCCCCAAAGCGGAGAGACACCGAGAGCAAAGCCCGAAACCGTCCCGCGCCCAGCAGAAGACTCATTCCTTTGTGGTGATATGAGCGTTCTGAGAGCCTTAGTCAGTAGGTTTGGCATTAATCGGGCTTTCTATGCATCTAAGTTGGCAAAAGGATCGTAATTATCATGGATTTCGCGGTTTTGGGGTGAATTTTGGCTGAAATCCTTAATTCCGCCGAGGAAAAAGCCTGTGTAGTCGGGTCTAGAGGCTAATTTGCCGGCGAGGGAGAGACTCATTACATAGTCGTCATGCCCGGTCTTGGCTTCCATCTTGAGGACCTTCGCTGGGGTGAACTTGTACTGGAAGTGTTTAAGCTCATCAACAAGTTCACGGATCAGAGGGATGGCGATACGGTGCTCATTGAAGAGTCGAACCAGGCCATGCACTATGTCGTATTTCGCCTCGTTTCCTCCAAACTTGTATCCCTCAGCCGATATGTCCTCAAGGTCTTCCACAACACTCTCTCCCAGCGAGGTGGCATCAACGAGTGTTCTGGCTGAGTTGTAAGCATCGTAGTTAGCTCTTGTAACCGCCTTGTATGCAGCATAACCCTTTTTCTGCATCCTGTCGTGTCGAACCTGCACTGCAAGGCGTGGATCAGTCGTGTCCAGGACCGTCGCAACGAAGTAGTCGCGTATGTTCGCCAGGTCAGTTCCTTGCACATACCGATGCCCCCTCTGCACCCCCACCGGGTACTCTATTCGGCCTTCCTTCGTCTGGTATGGGTAGTTCTCGTATGCCCACTTGATGTCGGATGAAGAGAACACTGCGAGGTCCGAGTCAGCAAACTCAGCCAGATATTCCGTTTTCCAGAGGAGGCTATCTTCGCCGTACCGTTCTCGTATTGCAACCAGACGCCCTTTATCTGCATACGGGTTGTCAAGCGCCGTGAAGTGGAGGGCCTTTGACTTTCCTGATGTATCCTTCTGAGCCGCCATGTACCCGTCCTGGAAGTCTCCTTCACCAAACGGAGTGGATATGCGGATGATCCCTGCGTGCTCCTGCGTCGAGGTGACGTTGAACATCGGCTCAATTTCGCGGCTGTGTATTCCATCTTTGAAGTATGCCGCCTCATCCTCGATCAATAGGTGGACCAGCTTACCACGGAGGTACTTAGGAGAATTGGCCCCCCTGCCGTGTACGTGCGAACCGTTGGCTAGCTGGATGTGGGGGAAGGGGAAGTCTACGGGCTTACTCTTCAGCATGACCCGCAGTGGCCCGGAGAAGTGCCTGTCTACCTCGTCATAGATGATCCTGGCCTGGTCGAGGGAGGGGGCGACTATGTAGACATGACGGTTGGCGAAGTGGAGGACGTACCACACAACCAGCCAGGCAAGCAATACGGACTTCCCGAACTGCCTGCCCGCCATGATAACCAGATCGAAGACCCCGGACACAAAGGCGTTGAGGATTGCTATCTGTGCTTCGTGGGGTTGGATCGGGGTTCCGTCCGGCCATGTGAGGAAGGTCGTGATGAAGGTTACGGGGTCATCAAACGCGGGGTCAGTGGGTTTGAGTTTACCTGCCGACCGCCATTTGGTCGTCGCCACCCGGCTCTGCTCCGTTCCCCATCACACCAGGCCCACTACTGTACGAGTCCTGCAAGCCCTGTGGCGCTGGACCACCGTAGAAGCCAAGGCCCTGCATGGAGTCAATACCCTGCGTACCTACACCATTCGGCGCTGCTGGATAACCCTGGTTCGGGATGGCTCCAACAGGAAGGCCAGCCATTGATGGACCGAGACTAGTACCGCTCTGCTCCCCACCATTAAGCTGTGGCACGGGGGCGTACATCTCCTCGAAGCTATCAATCATGTGGAAGCCCGCCGAAGAAGCCTCAGCATTCGTGTCAATCCCCGGACCTTCTAGCACGCCCATGTTCATACCAGCAGGCACAGGGTCCACAGAGGCCATCTCACGCATGTCAGACCCATCCAGCCAGCCTGCCTCTTCATGGGTGGCCCCAAATGGCATACGCACACCCTCGGGATCGGTTCCTATTGGTGCCTGCCAATGCATATCCTCGCCTGTCGCGTCGAAACCGGCCTCAACACTTGCGTCATCCGGCCCCGGTAACTGTACTCCCATTTAACTCATCCTTTACTAACTTCTTGAGTTCTTCTAAAAGTCGCGGTATTTCGTCCCTGTGGATCAAGGTATCCCCGCCAGTGTCATCACGAAGAGTAACAAACCCATCATCATAATCGGGGTGGACATTTGGAACGACCAGCCATAACTCTTCTTCCTTTATGGTGATGTACTGATCGGTCACTTGACACCCAGGCACTTGCTGAGGGTTGCTGGAGTGACTAGGTGTACGTCCAAGTCCAGCCCGCAAAGTTCCACGCCCCCTGCCTTCACCAAGAACTCTGTACACATGGCCGAGCAGTCGTAGTGGCCTGGATTGATAAAGTAGAAGAACTTAACGAGCGGATTGATGTTCGTGAAAAAGTCCACATACCCGTAAGTCGTGTGTTGCCGTACCAGTTCCTTGAGCCACGCCACCGCAGTAATCATGTCCTTGGCGTCCGTGTCCTCTACGCTCTTCGAGTAAGACCAAACCGCAGCATCTTTGAGGTCCAACGGCTTCTCGATAACCCCATCAATACCGGACTCGATCTGCCTGCCCCCACCAATGTCCACTGCGGTGTGAGAGAAGCGTGAGTGTGTCCAGAATGAGATCGCCCAATTGATGAGGTTTCCTGACTTGCTCTTATCATAAAAGATAACATCACCTAACATGCATCTCTCTCCTTTGTATCGCCCAGCATCCCTATCTCCTTATATTAATCGGTCTCGTCAGCTTCCTACTACTTCACCATCCGCAGACCAAAGGAACTCCGATACTGGCAGGTGCATCCGACAACCCACACAATACGTTGCTCCATAGAATTTTGGGTCCCTCGCATACGTAGATGACAGGGCCTCTCCCATTATTGTTTCCACCCCACAGCGCTGGTGTATATACTTGTTCCTGAATGGCCGCACAAACCCCTTGACTAGCTCTTCTTCGGACAGCACCAAGTAGACCTCGTGTTGCTGCTGTGGTTCGCTATCAACACCGTGTCCGAGTCGTGGGTCTTTTGGGTCAGTAGTAAGTGCCACCCTATCTCCTCGTCTGGTTTCTATCCTTGGCTTACGCTCAGGCTAAAGGTCCTATCTCACGGGAAATAATCAGGGAGTATTGTTCACGCAGCCCCCTCGCCCATTAAGCCTTACGACCCCGATAGCTTCTGCGACTTCCCGGCTAGCCCACTCATCGTGTTGGGAAATAATGGCTGGACTGTTTAACGTGATGCAGCCACATGTCCACGATCTACCAGCAGACTAGACTTTATCCGCCATAAGGAGTGGAGCGGGTCTACCGATTAAGAGATAGCTGGTCTCTTGGTAAAGCTGCCCATGCGCCTGGAAAACTCCTCCTTTTACCTCCCCTGAAGAGTCACACTGGCAAATACTCGGGGAGCCTTTTTACGTGCTATCCCCACTTATGGCCTGAGTACACGATTTCTACTAGTATCCTGAACGAGGTCAACCGGAAACCCCCAAGAGCATACCAGCCGAAATATCCACCAGCAGACCAGGACATGATCGTACTGGCAGAAGCTAGCTGGCGTTATAACGTGTAGGCACCCCACGATCTACCTGTTCTTCTCAGCCTAGATATACGCCGACAGAACGAATATATCCTTGGCTCAGAACGGCACATGTCTCTGTCACACGGCCTGGCAAATATCTGGCGCGGGGATGGGGGTCCCTTAGACCCGAGGGGGCTTCGGACCAGAGGGCTTTCCGCACGCCAGCCGGAGAGAGGGTTCGTAAGTGAGTCTCATGCCCGCGAATGGACCGTACTTAAACTCGAAACTCTGCAAGGCTATATACCTTTACCTACACATACATTATACCATTTCTATAACCTATTTTTAATTACACTAGAACCACCTATAATCCCTAGTTTATTCAGAGAAATAAGAAAAGGAAAGGAGCCGATTAATATGTGGGGAGGGGGAGAGAGTATGGGCGAGCCTGCGTGGGAGTGGTTCTAGAGGTGGTGGTATTTTGAGAGACAAGTACCGGGGCGGTCGGCGCGGCAAGCTCAGCAATACCCGCATACCGTCTGCTTGCTTACTGTGGCTCTACAGGCTGGTCCATGGCATACTTATCGCCTCAACGGATGTGCTTATCCAGCTAGCGACCAGTGTACTGTGGACTGGCCCTGGGAGCGGGTCGGTGGCGGGCTGGAGCTTGAAGGCGTGATAGCACTATTATCAAACACATCACTGCTATGCTTGCTTCCATCGGCTTGACAGGCTGTGGGAGTGGCATATCGTGGCAATGGTAGAGCTTAATGCTATGGATTGGCTTCGGACCTACAGTATGGCTCTACAGGCTGGTTGAGAGGCAGTATCCTGAGAAGTGGGCTTGTGGCACTGTGGCCTACACACTGCAAGGAGGTGCTGTGATAGAGCAGCAGCATGTAACCGTTCCTATATAGGCATATGACATGAATGGTTGAGCTTATTGCCAGTATGCCTGGAATAGCTCACTAGAGACACGTAGGACAGAGACGATTAATAAGACTGCTACCAGGCATAGCTAGCATCACCCCTGCCTTCCCTATCCCCGCATATTAATCGGTTGCCTCTCTCTATTCCCTAGCAGCACATACTTGACAGATAGCAAAGGGTATAGCAGGAATATACCAATATGTAGCATAGATACAACATGTGCTCAATACTCGTGTAGACCAGCCTGAGAAGCGTGTTCCAGCGATTTAGGCAATTCTAGAATTCTAGTCACTACTGGTACTTATGTATGGCTAGGTCCTATGCTATTGATGAGCTTATTCCGCAATTGCTAGAATGAGGTCTGGAGTGGCTTTACACATCAAACCAGGACTAATTGGCTATGCAAACAGGACCTCTAAAGCATAGGAAAATAGTACCAATGGTCCCCTTGCAATAACTAGAATTTTCGCCTATACTTGGAATGAGCACAAAAGCTCACGGGACTGCTGAACGAAAGCACCACTCAGTTCCAACCTTAACAACCGAATAGAACGGGTCCCAATGGCAAGCAGGGGTCAAGGACAAGTGAGAAGCGGTCGGTACATTCTTCCCTTCGATACTTTCGAGAGTCAAGGTCCTAGCGGTTGGGGTTACGGATTGTACAGAGTGGCACACTGAATAGGTGCGCCCGGAATTGCACGCCGATTAGATGCTGCACGAACAGGCAAGAATGAACCAGGAAAAACGCGGCATACAGCTACTACCTGGGTTAATGACAAGTAGGCAATCGCTGAACGTCGGTTGGCTATTCTTGCTAGTTATTGCGTGTGAAATGGCTACTGTGGCCGTTTCATAGGTTATAGCTAAGAAGGGAATTGATAATGGCAACTTTCGGTCACAACGCATCAAACGAACGTGATACCCTACCAGCCAGCGACTACTACGCCGCTCTTGGCTGTCAGAAACAAGCAATCAAGATCACCCACACCTGTTCTATTTGTGGGTATGGATACAACTACAAGCTAGTTGAATTCCAGGCAGATGGAACAATGGAGTGTGGACATCACTGGACAGACCTCGTATGTGGATTGAATGACCTCCCTGAATTTAGTTACATCGGTGAGGAAGATTTATGTAGACACACTGCACGGCGCATTGACTGGGCAGCAATTCTCGACTAGGTTGGCAGATGCTGCGGAACGGCTTTCCAGGCGGTTCCGTGGTAGTGTGCTAATTTGGCACTAACACGTCTCTCTAAGAAAAGGAGTTCGCACACATGTTCCAAGTCACGGTAACTCTGCCTGTCAAGCGTAACGACGGGTATGACAATGGAGTAGCAATCACAGCCATTGAGCAAGAGATTGCTAAGACATACGGCGGTTTTACTCATCAGAACGTTTCTGGGGGCTGGTTTGATAGTGATACGGGCCTGTTTTATGCTGATGAAAGTACACAAGTTTATACCTTTGTTGAGACTGAAGAGGCCGTGGAAGCGCTTCTGAGGCGGGCCGAGGTGTGGGCCTTGTGGCTAGAACAGATAGAACTACTTGTCACTATCTCTGAGGTGTCGCCGCATTTCATCAAGGGTGTTCGCAGGCCAATCGCTGCTTGATCGATGCTGCCAACCGGCTCTACAGGCTGGTTGGTAGTAGTGGGTTAAGATAGTTTGACTAGTAAAGAGAGGATACAAGCGATGTCACAAGAGTTTAATAGGACTAGAGAAAAGCGGGTTGCGCTTCTAACCCTGCTTCGTGAGCTTCGATTGGCCGCGCAAGCCGAGAGAGTGGTTACATACCAGGGCAATCCCGTTTATGGTGCGCGTTTAAGTACCCTGGGTGACTTTGTGGTAGTCTACTACTCCATTGATGGGAAAAAATACCGCGAGAGTGATGGCGGGGTTTATGCTAGTGGTATTTGGCCGTTTACACCCGCCTATGAAGCTCTTTTAGGGCAATTAACAAGTTAGTAGATGCTGCGAACGGGCCTGTCAAGCCTGTTCGTGGTAGTGTGCTAATTTGGTACAGTATCTAAATCAAGGGTGGATGTGTGTTCAGCAATAAAAGGAGTTTGCGATGGTTGCTATAACTAAGCTTAGACCGCGAGTGACGGCTAGGCCCGCTTCCCAGGTCACTCTAGAGCAAACGCAAAAGGCAATGCAAGAGCTTATAATTCCGGGCAAGGTACCGAACGGTAAGCTTGCATTCTACTTTGCTATCTGTACAATCCGTACCAGGCTTACTGTAACGGGTCGGTATGCAAAAGTCCTGCGTGGTTATGCCGATAATCCCTTGCCAGTCAACCACGATGAGTTACGGGCAAAGCTCCCAGGCATTATGGAAACGCAACTAGAGGCATTGTACGCGGTTGAAAACCTCTGGAACGTACGTATTATCCATTTTAATACGGGCAGCACGTTCCAAGAGCAGTTTATATGGCGCGAAACCATGACCAGTGCAATCCCAGGGATGGGACATAAGACTGTGAGCTTTGCTTTGCACATATTCAATCCTGAGAGGTGCTTACTGCTCACGGTTGACTGCTGGCATATACGGCGCATACGCGGTCTAGGAACAAACGAGTCTTTACCGCGCAAGAAGTACCTAGACATAGAGCAGGTCCTACGGGAAGATATCACTTGCCTCGCAGAACAAGAAGGACAAGGTTTCTGGACAGTGACATACGCCGCTTGTCTCTGGGAACGTACCAGGCAAGGTTATGGCGCGTCTGAATGCTGCGACGGTGAGTACCAGTCACATGCCGAGTTATCCTGCTACCTTTAGCGTTGCGTAAGCCAAGGGTCTGATAGATGCTGTGAACAGGCTTCATAGGCTTGTTCATGGTAGTGTGTCAAGGCGTTTATCTAGTCAAGAGAAGGAGCATCATGTATACGCTTATCGTTACCAGTGTCAAGTATCACTCAACCAGGTGCTACTACGGTACACTGCAAGAGTTACTAGCGGTTATTGCTCAGTTTAATGCAGCAGGACAGTACACCTTTATCATAACCAAGAATGTCTGATAGATGCTGCCGACGGGCTTCAGAGGCTTGTCGGTGGTAGTGTGTTAGATGTTGAATAGTTCAAGAGAGAGAGAGGAAGGGAACAAGCAATGAAAAACAGAAAGTGTGAGAAGTGCCACAAGCGGGCAATCTGGGAAAGCGTAACGGGGTTGTGTGAGCCTTGTTACGACAAGTTGAGTGAGTCTTGTGCTCAGGTCAAAACACTAAAAATGGATAATAAGACCTGGTGCAAGATTGTAACAGGAAAGTAGCTAGAATGGCACTCTGCCCGGTTCGAGTCCGGGTCTAGCTCTTTGGTATGTTGTCAAATCTTTAGGCTGAGGCCAACAGGCTGAAGCTAGGCAGGAAGGGAGTTTACATTGAGCGACAATCAATCATGGTATGACTACAAGAATGAGCAAGAGGCAGAGCGGTATCCAAGCAAGCAAGCCCGTCTGAATGAGGCACTCGCTAACATCGGCAAGTACGATGAGCTTATGCAACGTGCGGATACTCCTAGGCAACGCGCAACCTACAAGGGACTGCTCAGGCGTTGGCAGGGCACATTTGAAGCAATCCGGGACGAGTAGTCGAGATCAGCCGATGGGTCAGGTGCTTGTCGGTTGTCATGGGCTATTAGTTAACTAGATCAAGGAAGGAAGCATCATGAAACAGTTTGTTATCGTTACCGCTAGTGAGCAGGACTCGCTAGATGTGCGTGTGAGCTTTAGTGAGTATGAGGACCTGACCGCAGCATACAAGGACAATGGCCTGGACGCAGACGGGGAGACAGGGTATGGCATCGAGTTCTGTGATGACCCAAGCCAACACGCCCCAGGACAATTAGAGTGTGATTATTGTAGTAAAAGTGTGGTGGAAGAACGCAGCGGGTATAGCACCACTATAGTGCTTGAGGTGCCACCAATCGGCTCCAGAGGTGAGTCGGCATACTTCACCAACGGATAGGCTTAGTAGATGCTGTAACCCTGCTCCATAGGCGGGGTTATAGTAGTGTGCTAAGTTGGACCAAGGAAAGAAGGGAGTTTGCATTGTTGAGCTTAAATTGGGACGGCTATATTGGTTTCGTACGTTGTCTTTATCGGCGTATCACGTTCAATCGTCGCTCTCTCAAGTCTGTAGCCATGTATATGTGTTGCAAGTAGGAAGGAGCAGGCAATGGCAACGTTTCTAGTAACCAAGACAGATGAGCTTGATGGTATCCGCACAGCCACGGTCGCAATACAAGCAGGCAGTGTGGACGAAGCATTGGAGCGGGCTGCGAGGTACTTCGAGGACTGGAACCTTAGTGCAGACTACACAGAAACGGCAATTGTAGAGCTTCCAGAGACGTTTGAGGATGTGCGGTACATCACAAGCTACAGCAGATAGGAGCACACTATGACCAACAACAGATACCCTGACCACACGCAGGCGGGCCAGGTCCTAGACGCCAACCATGGCATAGAGCATATCCGGGAAGGTAGCCGGGACGCATACTATCCCTGGTTTCGCAATGCCGAACACAAGGCGATCTACTACCTGACAGATGAGAACCTGCCCTGGACGCGAGTGCGTAAAACCAGTTACGGCGAGGCATACAACTTCCTAGCATATCAGCGCGGGCTAACGCAGCATCTACTGCCTTACCCGATAGTTCAAGGCATGGAGCTTGAAGAGGAGAATAGGAATGGATGAGTTTAAGATACCAGAGACCGCTGTAGAGATGGCTGGGGCATTCCCTTGGCTGAAAAAGAATATTGATGATCTTAACCGGGAGGAAGCGATGCCACCATTTAACATCGACACTGTGTATGCCTTTGAAGCCTGGGAGGAGCCTGGGGGTATGATCGACCTCACTATCAGGACGAGTGATGGTGAGGTGCAAGGGCTTATCACCAAGGACGAGGCGGTTGACCTTGTTGCCCGGCTGTTGGAGCACTACCCGCAGTGGAAGCGAGAGATAGGCTCACCACAGCGCTCCATGACCGAATAGTTTCGTAGACGCCAGCACAGGGGCCAGCTACTCCTGTGTTGCAGCCTGTCAAGCGAGACGGGAAGAGAAGAAACCGTTTAATATGGCTAGCAAGCATTAAGGAGTTTGCACCGATGAAGACAAGAAACACCGTTCAGAACTACGACGGCCTATCAGAACAAGAGATGCGCTACTTTGTCCCGGCGATCTACGCTGAGCAGCCTCACGAAGACCGCTCTGACAAGTATGCCTTCTTCCCCACAGGACGCTCTATCCTGCCTCCACTGGCTGAAGTTGGGCTTGTACCCGTCATGGCGATGCAACAGAAGTCCCTCCGACCAGGACAGCAGGGCTTCGGCAAACATCTTGTTGAGCTTTGCCCGCGTAGTGAGCTTGGGTATCGAAGAGATGGTGGGGCAACCCGCATCATCATCGTGAACAGCCACAATGCATCGTGCTCCTACGTCATCATGGCTGGTCGTATCCGCTTCATCTGCGAGAACGGCGTCATATCGGGGGACATCGACAGCACCCTGCGAATACCCCACAAAGGAAACGTGGTGGAGAACGTAGTAGCTGCCTCGATCAAGGTTACATTGCTGGCAGGGAAGCTGGCAGAGGAGCTAGAGTCATGGAAGCACATTATGCTCTCCCAGGCCGAAAAGCTCATCTTCGCCAGGTACGCCATTGCAGAGCGTTTCGACCAAGTAGTAGATGCCGACCCCCAGCCAGCAGCAGTGACCCTCTACCGACCAGAGGACGCTATTCGCCCGCAGCGCCAGCAAGACTACGGTGACTCGCTGTATAAGACCTATCAAGTGGTGGAAGAGCGTCTCACCAAGGGCGGATACAACGGCATAGTTGGGACCAGCCGTGACGATCATGGGAACCGCCAACGCCGACGCGCACGGGCATTAGGTAGCATAGACGGTAAGGTGAGCTTTGAGCAACGGCTGCACCTGCTGGCTCGTGAGATGGCCGCGCAGAAAGGGTAATCCCCACCCGGCATATTAATCGGTTTCGTCCCATTCATTGAGTCTGGAGGTGTGACATGTAATGGTGCTTGAGGCCACACAAATAGCCACCCACATAACCCCATAGCGTTGGAACTTCAGCGTAAACCTTGGGTGGCTCATACTTCCCTGCTCCACACCACGGCGTCGTGCTTAGGGTGAGGCAGAGCAGTGTGAGATAGGAGTTCGCACAATGGCACGAGAGAGAAAAGATGGTCGTTTGCAGGTGCTTATTGAAGAGGTGCGTAGTGAGTCATTTGTAGAAGGGTATCACGCGACCGATGCGGAGTGCCTGGGCCTTATTCTGGCATGGCACTTTAACTGGGGTGGCCTGGAAATACTCAGGACCGCGTATGCTGCGCTTGAGGATAGCAACTGGCACACGGAGAACGAGACCATCCAGGCGTTGATTGACAAGGCGCAGGGTCCAGGCAAGAACCCAAAGACAGGAAGGGGGCCGCGATGAGTGGTCGTTGGTACTGCATCAGGAAGGTAGGCCAGGGCACAGTCCGTACTGATGAGATTATCAAGCAACACCAGGAAGGATATGTCGCTCAGTGGATACCCTTGGGCAGAGCATACGGCAAGGCAGACCAGTGGAGCACATACCCCGACAGCAAGCCTGGGACCTGGACTGCGGCGTATGCTTGTCTGGAGCGCCACGCCAACGCAGCAGATTTGGAAGTTAACTTTGTAGGGACATTCTGAGAGGAGCAACACATGGGGTATAGACTTTGGGGGTTTTGCGCAGCCTGTGCTGTGTGCGAAAGGGAGCACAAGAAGTGGAAGAAGAGGTACAACATACGCACAATCACCGTGACTTGCAAGGTATGCGGGCACAAACATAGCTTCTCAAGATAGGAGGCAAGCTGATGGAGCGCGGTGTCTTATCACAACAGTCACTATGGAGTAAGCAATGGAAACACTGGCCTGTATGGAGGCACAAGCCGGGACAACCGTGGAACTACTACAAAGAGCGCGGAAAGGTGCGTTGGTTTATCACTGAGAACGCCGCGCTCAACTATATCGAAAGGAAGTCTCGGGCTGTCTCGACTCTGAGGGAGGCAAGCAATGGATGAGGTTATTCGCCCGAAGTCAGTCTTTGTAATGCATGATCGTAGCCTGGAAGAGTATATACGTTGGCTGAACAGTCAGGCCAGGGAAGAGTTAACCGCCTTCCTCGGCATCACTGAAGTAGCTGAGATAGAGAAGGAGAAAGCAATGAACACACCAATGGATGAGCTTGTACAACAGTTAGAGAGAAATACCACGAAGCAGATCAGGCCAGGCGACTCGGTACGTGATGCAGTGACGAAGGAGTACCTGGGAAAGGTGTTGCGGGTAGAGACCGTCAACTATGCCCACATCCAGACCAAGGACGGTGATGGAGCGCGGGTGAACATGGCACGTATCGAGACAGCACCCAAGCTGACCCCGGAGCAGGCTTGGTCGCAATTGCCACTGGACATCGTGAAGGAACTGGCTGCACTCAAGGAAAGCCCATTTAACCATTCGTGGGGAGGGGCCACGAGCCTTTATGCATCGGGCTATACTGACCTGCGGCGTCAATGCTACGTCTTGCTCGGTGGTGCAGGAGTGAAAGTTACGGAGGAGGTCAAGGGGCGCGTTCGGAGCATCATCGAGACCTTAGCCGGGCACCTGGGCATTCGCATCGTCTGAGGAGGCAACATGCAGAAAGAAACAGACAGCATAGTGGTTAAAGGTGACAAGCGTGTTCGCAGGCATGTCTTTGCAGGCAGATGGTTGGGAAGCTATCGACCGAGCAAGCGACAACTACTGCGGCCACGATCTATCAAGGAGAGGTGGGAGGCCCTGGACAGGATAACAGCGACTAAATTTTATGGGAGGTACATATAAGCCCCAAATATATACAAATGTCGATACTCTTTGGTGTATACTTAGGCTAGGGAGACGTGCCTAGTACACATCAGAGGGAGTCAAAGGGAGATGTTTTACCTTGTCGAGGGCTACAGGCGGGTGCGAGGAAGGAAGCTGGCTGAGGAACCAGTACGCACCTCCGTCGTGGCCGTACAGCAGCTAACCAGCACGATTGTAGCCTTCTTGAAAGAGGTAGATGTCGTGCAAACGGAACCAACCAGCGAGGAAGTCTTTGCTGCGTTCTACCAGGAGAGGAGGAAGAAAGCCAATGAATGAGTCCAGCAGACCCGAAGTCCTGCCAGACCGAGGGTACCTGATACCAGAGGAGCCTGAGTACCGCATCTACGCATCGAGCCAGGATGGAGTGCCCGTTATCAGGGACATTTGTGGTGATGAACGGCTTCGGCTGGCTCTGGCAGTAGTCAGAGAGTGGTTCCCGGAGGATACGATCTTTGTACGTGAGGTCATTGAGATTGTCAGAGAGGCAGCAGGACCGATTAATACCACAGGGTAAGCTCATCAATTCAGACTGATGAGAGGAACATTTTTATTAGGAGCCTGAAGAGCCAATCTTCGGGCTTTTTCTATTGAGAGAAGGAGTTCGCAACAATGGCAGAATTGAATTTGACCAAGAAGCAGACGAGTGAATACCTGGACCATGTAGAGAAGGAGACCGGGGATCGCTTCGCCTACGCAGGCACAGCGGCCACGCACAACCACTGTCCACTGGCTTTAGCGTATCGGCACCATCACCCCAAGGCAGTAGTATCCTTCAATGGAGAATTTGCCGATGTTGATGGGCACCAATATGACTATCGCAACTGGCAGAAGCGGTTCATAGAAGAAAGTGACCAGCTATCATCGGGGTACAGGGATGAAGTCGAAGTCACAGCAGACTATGCCCGCAGCCTGCTAGGGAGGGTGTAGAGATGGCAGACACATTGGTGGGCAGAAACCACAAGGTCAGTTCGGAGTCCTGGGATGGGATACACACGAAGCACTACCCAATGCACTACAACCTGCTCCTGGGCTGGCGCTACTACGAGAACAGGAATGCTGAGGACGGGAGTGGTAGGTTGTACTTCTTGTTCGAGGATGGTGCTGTCAGGAACCTGAAGGGCAAGATAGAGAGGGGGCAATAAGATGGAAACGAGGAATACTAGCAGGTTCAACAAAGGGAAGGCAATCGAGAGGCTGGTCCGGGAGTTCTTCATCGCACATGCCGGGGAGACCTTCCTTGGCCTTACCACAACTGATGAGGTTATCCAGGCAATTGCACTGAGGCTACCACCGAACAGGCACCTTACGGAACTGAACGCTAGCTGGGCCTATGACCTCATCTGCGAGCTAGGTCCGTGTGGTGAAAACCAGACGGAGTGGCTCAAACGCTGGGGGGAGGCTGGTGCATGAAAAATCGTTGGATACCTTTGCCTTTTTGGTTTGCTTGGCTGGTCTGGTCATGGTTGTTGATATTCCCTGGCATGTCAGCAGCCACCCTATATGCCAGCCTTATATACAACCTGGGACCAATAGTGACCTTTATTATTGGCCTGATAGGAGCAGGGCTTGGCGGCTTTGTGTCAGCAGTGGTATCGCGTAGACTACACGGAGAGAGGTAAATGGACGCAGAAGAGATAAGGTTCATTGCCTGGGTGAGGAAGCAGCCCGCTACCAGGACCTTCATGACGAGGAACAGCGGTGGGTGCCCGATGGCTGCGTACTACAGGGAGGTACACAAGCAGGACTTTAGCAAGCTTCCCCACGGAGTATGGATAGGGAGGTTCATACTCTGGTTCGATTTGAGTGGCGGGGAACATTCCGTAAAGCAAACATTGGCAGGCGTAGAGACCTGGATAGCTTCAGAGATGAAAGGAGCATAAGAGTGGATGCAGAGGAGAAGAGGTTTATCGAGTGGCTCAGGAAGCAGCCCAAGACCCGGCACTTCGAGACAAGAAACAACGATCACTGCCCGCTTGCTGCATACTATCAGGAGGTATGGAGCCTGAAGTTTGCCCAAAGCATTGACTTTGCATGGCAGCGGCAGTTTATGTACTGGTTTGACCGTGGCCCATACTCACCAGGACCAATGTTCCGTACCCTGGATGGTGTGGAGCAGTGGATAGATGCCGAGGAGAGGTTTGGGGGGTTGCCTTTGCCGACATATTAATCGGTTCGGAGCCTTGACTGCATAGGTGGTAGCTGGTATACTCTATAGGTGCGGTTTGTCTCGTACTTGTCGCACTTGTTTCGATAGTTTCCAGGCATAAGTAAGTGTGCGTGGACAAGCTTGGGAGGAGGGATGGCAGAGTGGACTATTGCGGCTGTCTTGAAAGTAACCGCCCTCCCCACCCCTCTCCCCAGGCTGGTCCGCTACACCTACGCCCCAAAGATGCAGTTGTCAAGGAGGGCATGTGGACCTACACGGAGCCATCGAGGAGTTCCTATTGAGCAAAGGGACCTCGTGGACAGCAAAAACATTCAAGTGGAACAGCTATTTTTTAGGCCGTTTTGAGAAGTGGTGCAGGGAGAAAAGCAGCCCGATTAATAAGCTGGAGCAGATAACCCCCACCCTGGTCCAAGCCTTCGCCGCCGACACCACCCCCAACACCCACACCCGCCACGCCCGCGCTCAGATTGTGAAGGGCTTCCTCTCATGGTGTGCAAGCGATGCGGAGACCGGAGTGAAGCGGGGAATGGTGGAGCGGATAGAGATGCCCAGGCTGGTGCAGTCGGACGTAGAATTGTTTTCTGCGGAGGACATTAATCGGTTGCTGCGTACATGCGAGGGCCTTTACTACCCGCACAGGAACAAGGCACTCATCCACGTCCTGCTCGACACCGGGATACGCGCCTCAGAGTTGTGCTTCGACAGTGATCGGCCTGCGGAGCTTACTGGCCTGCGTATGGAGAACCTTTACCTGAGCCGGGGAGAGGATGCATACCTACGTGTCATGGGGAAGGGACAGAAGGGACGCACTGTTGGGTTTGGGCACGAGACGAGCCTGGCAGTGCGGCGCTACCTGAACCGAGAACGTGTGGGCAGCAGCGAGTTCGTATTCCTGGCTCAAGGGGGAGCACCACTCTCTGTTCGTATGTTGCAGCACTTTCTTGACGATCTTGGGGAGCGGGCTGGCGTACCTGACTGCCACGCACACCGCTTCAGACATACCTTTGCAGTCAGTCAACTTATGGCGGGCACCAGCGACCTAGTATTGATGAGGTTACTGGGCCACACGTCCTTGGAGGCAACAAAAATCTACACCCGTGCTATGACCCAGGTGCAGGCGAGACGGGCGGCACCGAGCATCATGGACAGAATGAAAGGGAGGAGTTCGCATGTTAGATAAGGTACAGGAGCTAGTAGATGCAGAAGCCTGCTTGGGCGCTATGCTTGAGCAGCTAAAGGGACAAGAGACAGTATTGGAAGCCCAAGAGTTACCTTTCTCGCTACGTAGTGCATTGGATTGGGTTGGTAGTGAGGTTGCCAATGTAGAGGCCGCATTATATGAGTTACGCCAGGCTGTGCAGAATGTAGAGAGACGTGCAAAGAGACTTCAGGAGGCAGGCAACCTATGACACGAGATGAGGCACTACAGATCATTGACGAGACAGAGACCAACAATACACAGCCCCAGCACATCCTGATCGGTCTGCAAATCTTAGCCAGGCACGATGAGGTCTTGGAGTGTTCCTTTGAGCACGACCAGATGTGGGTGAGCAACTTCAATAGGACCGTTGGGAAGATGAGTGAGGACGAGGTGTGGGAGATGGCCCGCGCTGGTTGGTTCGAGGACGAAAATAGCTGGTCACACTGGTAATACGCGAAAGCAGGAAGGAAAGGGGAGAGATATGGATAAGAATGTACTGATAGGGGTTAGGCAGGCAACCAAGGACCTGCCAACTGATGAGCTTATGTCATTCTACCTGATCGCCTGGGGTGGCAAAGACCCGAGGGGCACGGCATGGTACGAGAAGGTGAAGGGGCTATTCACGGAGGATGGTGGGACGAAGGTACACAGCGACGTACTGAAGGCCCTTGAGATCATCACGAGTGAGAGGATAGGAGCATGAACAAGGATAATGGCCTTGGAACAGCACTACGCTGGGTTCGCACTGCACAACACTACGCAGCGGTTTTCGCAGAGGGGCTGATCTTGCTTGCGTTTGCTATGTCCAGTGTGGATGTATCCATTGGGGGCAGGCTGGCAAGTATACCTTTGTTGGCGTGGATGTGGGCTGCTGCGTTCGCTTTAGGCATTGACACTTCGTTCATCCTGTCATGGATACGAGTGCGGGAGATCATACGGGACAAGAAAACGAAGAAGCGGCATCTTTGGTGGGCGATCCCATTGGCGCTAGGAATGGGCTTCATTGTGTTCCAGCCTGTCGCCGTTCAACAGCTACAGCAGTCAATGAACATTAGTTTCAACGCTGCCCTCGCCAACCTGGGGATAAACCTGAACGTATTAGTCTACGCGAGGAGCCTGGTAGCAGTGATGCTCGGCGCTGTTCTGGCGATGACCAATGTTGAACAGGCACCCAAGACAGATGCACATAAAGTTGTCCGGGTAGTGGCAGAACCAGTGGCAGAGGTGAAAGCGAATATACCCGCTGAGTTGCCAGAGAAGGCGGAGAGTCTGGTGAACAAAGAGGTGATAATGGCGAAGTTGCTGGCGAACCCAGGCGAAAGTATGGCGAACCTGGCGAAGGAAACAGGAGTCCCACGGTCAACCCTGCGATACTGGCAGCAGAAAGGGCAGTTTCCGCAGGGCAAACCGGACAAGCTGAGGTTAACCCTGGATACACTGCAAGACAACCCAGGCATTACTGACGAAGAGTTGGCGAGGGTACTATCAATTAGCCGACCGTCCGCCGCAAGGTTCTGGCGGTTGAAGGCAAAGGAGTTAGGCAATGATTGAGGAAAGACTACTGATGTTCCTTGGTGGGCGCTTCAGGTTGACATACAATGTTGATGGCACCGTAGAAGAGTTGCGTCTGGAGCTTCACAAAGGACCTGAGATTGTGATACGTAGCAAGTCGGGGAAGGACATACCCGAACAGATTTTTGAGTTGCTGAGAGAGTGTGAGGTACAGAGGAATGACCAGCTATGAGGAACTGACACCAGAGCAGCAAGCACAGGTAGACAAAGCACTGACAATGGAATGGGTAGGAATGAGCTTGGACGATAAGAACAAGTCCGTGCTCCGTGAGGCCCTGAGTGCTCTGTTACTCGCTGGTGCTCTCAGTGTGGGAATAAGTTTCCTCGCGCCAGATAAATTTTCTATCAAAAGTACCTGGAATGGGGGGAACAATGACCACGAGTTATGAGGAGTTAACCCAGGAGAGCAAAGAGCAGGTGGATGCATTCATGGGCAACGCTATGGTTGGTGATCTGTACAGCATTGCAGACTTCCAAGTGGACTGGCTGAGGGAGCACGTCAGCAACCTCGTCCAGACCGTGACGAAGAAGAAGGATAATAAGGCAACGATCTTGACCAGCCGGGAGTGGAAGAGCTTATCACGGGCCTACCTGAACCTCTATAACCTACTCTCGGGTATGCCTAGCTACATGGGGGACTACTTCACTGGTAGGGAGCATGAGTTCAAGGACGTGGAGCGGTGGGAAGAGAGGCTTTCGGAACCGATTAATAAAAGGAGCAAGAGGTGAGTATGGACTGTAGAGATGTTGTTGCCAGATACGTGCGCCTCGATGGGGGTCTGTCTTCCGTCGCATTCTCGTGGCACAACACGAAAACTTGTCTGGATGCAGAAGTAAGTATTGTCGGGGGCTTTGAACGCATCCTTCTTTCCCCATCAGCAGCACTTGGATTGCTAAAGTGGTTACAAGAGAACGAGGCATTACTAAAGGAATTAGAGGGGGTCGAGGAGAAACCCCTTCCCATCTCTCCCTACACAGGCGAACCATACGACCCGGAGTGGGGATGGGGGATTAGATGAGGTTTTTCATTACCCGGACCAGCATATCAATCTATAATCCAATACAACCCTGCGAGGAGGCAACACGAAGCAAGGTACTCAACGACTATGGCATACCAAGGTGGGAGGTGAGCATCACCACCCTGAAGCAACTGTTGGAACTCAACGAGAAGTATGGTGGTCGGATCATTCTCAATCAAAACACCATTGGAGAGTCGCCTGAGATTGAGATTTATGATGACTACAGGGAGTGAAGGAGTTCGATTGATGATTTGGGTGTACATTTCCGTTGGCTTTGTGGTGGCAGTAGTCGTTCTGGTTGCCGCTGTGTCTATAGTGGGATCAATTTTGGATAGGAGCAGACGATGAAGGACAGAACCTTGGGTAGCCCAAAGCGAGCCTATACATTCACCAAGGACGGCCAGGAGTACGAGACGAGCAACCTGATGGCCTTTTGCCGGGAGCACGGGCTTCAGCGGAGGCACATAAATGAGGTCGTCCAGGGGATCAGGAAGTCACACCACGGCTTCTCGTACTCTGCTGAGGATCAGAAAGACGTAGAGCTAGAGACCGTGCTACAGGCTGCGGAGATAGCGGCAAGGTCCAGCGGGGATGCGGATTACGAGGCGTTGGTACTGCGGAGAACGGCGAAGGTCAGGGCTGGCGAGCCGATTAATATACGGCAAGATAAGTACGGCTCGATCACCGTTCTCGACTGATGGTCTCGCTGACTCTCGACCCTTCGATGGGTACACTTGTCACCATAAGGGTGCAACCGCGAGGGGTACATATGTCACCACTATGGGTACAATTGTCACCATTGTGGGTGCATGTGTACCCATCGAGGGGGTGCGTTTGTACCCATACCCAACTCGGTATAAATCGGCCACCCTTTAGCTTGGGGAGTGGGGCCAGGTGGGTAAGCTCTGCTGTGTGGATCGGCCAAAAGGTAAGTATGTTTATATACTTACTCTTTATCTTCTATCTCTCTTATATTAATCGGTATTTTCCCCCTCTCTATTCCTATCCCCTACCCCTTTCCCTTCCTCTCCCCCAAATCAAAATGCACTTGACTTTTAGTTGGCTATGAACTATACTTTGATTGAACAGTTCTAGTCGGAAATAGGACCTTTGGGGGAGTTCGTAGATGCAGTATTCTGAGTGCGGCAGAAAATGTAGAGAGGAATTACGGGCATTACAGGCTGGTCAGTGTGCAATCTGCGGCAGGCGCGTCCATCTGGTTTTGGATAATGACCACGATACCGGGGAGGTGCGTGAGTTTTTGTGTAATAGATGTAACGTTGGGTTGGGACATTTTCAAGACAGTGATCTTTTGTTGGCCCTTGCTGGTGCCTATATTCGCAAGCATACTCAACGCTTGGATGTGTTTAAGCTACCAAAGGAGAAGCCACGCAAGTACCCTATTGAGCCTACTACACAACCCTGGGATAATGTAGCATAGCATTGAGAGGAGTCATGGCATGCCAGGGGACGAAAACGCGACTGAGGAAATGTGCATCGTCACCCAACTCGTTAACGCAGCCAGGCTCACACGCTTCCTCCGTGACACGGCAATCCAGGAGTTCTACGCGCAGGGCCAGAGCTATCCAGATTTCGAGGAGCACTTCTACCACCACGGCGGGACAGATGAGGACCTGGATGTGGTGTTCGGAGACCTGGCTGCTATGGATGAGGAAGAGAAACCGCTTAATGTGCCCGAGGAGGAGCCTGGTATGTCCTTTGAGCAGTTCACTAAGTTAATGGGAGGATAACATGCAAATCACAGTAACACAACTCGCCATTGTAGGCCCTACCATTAGGGAAGTCACCAAGGTACACTCCACGCGGCTTTTCACGTCGGAGATGAACACAGCCTGCCACTCGCACTATGTTTTCCTGAACATTCAAGCCGAGGTGAACAGGTCTCTCAATTTGGCAGGGATAAGTTGGGACTATATCACGGATGAGGTGGACTGTACGGACATCATATGCGCTCAGATGCGGGCGGATGGCTATACCGAATGCGTGGATTGTCTGTAAATCTGGAGGGAGTTTCGGGTAGGCTTGGGTAGCCGGAAAAGAGGGGGGCTATGAGCAGTTACCTTTATGATGCTGTATATGAGGAGGCAGCGATGAACTTGATGGCCCTTTTGGAAGCCCCCACATGGAACCCAACACTTTTTACTGGTGCTTTGGTGGCTGCTGGATATCGTCCATACTATCTGCGCTCGACAAGCAAGATTGTGTGGGCAACTTCAATGGAAGATGTAGCGGCCAGATTTAGCGGTGCGGTGCTGCTGAGGATGGAAAAAGGAACCAGGGTCAATGCGGATGATATTGTCCTGGTTGCTAAGGATGATGTGCCGGGTGATCCCAGCGAACGCGTTGGGGTGCCTATTACTATTGTTGCTAAGAAAACCCCTGAGTACAAGCGGCTGGAGTTTGCTCGTTGGTTGTATACACAGGGGCGTATTGGTGGATAGCCTGTAGTGGGCTGATTAAAGAAAGGGAACCGAGAGAATGTGTATTGATGTGAGTATTGAGCAGTACCGTAATGGCTGGCGTGACTATACCGTTGTGGCAGAGTACACTCACACGGAGACGGGTAAGGAAGCGATCATTGCGAAGAGTCCGGCTGGGCACCTCTTCAACACGTACAACGCTAAAGGCTCCAGCTACCAGGGCTTCTGGAACTACGGTGAGACGCCTGAAGAGTTGATGCGCCGGGCACACGAGGCCATGACCGAGCGTGGGTTCATCCTCAAAGGTGAAGTTCTCAAGTCCGATGCGTCTGCCCTGGTTACGGTGCAAGGTCGTACCCTGGACGAGTGGGAAGAGCAGGGCCGCATAAACGCCACCCTCCTGCCTGAAGAGCGTATCCATCCAGTACTGTCCACTGTTGAGACCGAGGACGAGAAGTTGGCCTATGTTGCCAGCATGACCCCGATGGAAGCTGCACTGGCGATGGGCGTGGCTGGCTTCGAGGCACAGGCAGAAGTCACGAAGAAGACTCGCGCCTCCCGCCCCCGCCGACAACGCGCTTTGGTCTCGAACTTGCAGTAGGCAGTCCTCGACCGCCGGATGCAGGCTTAGATGGGCGTTCGCTGAGACCCATTAAGAAGCGTTTCAGGTCAGCAGTCTCGGGGTCCTCATCGGCCTTCCTGCCTGCTGTCCTGGCCTTGCGAGTGACCGAGAGTTGATCTGCTAGCCCACGGAAATTGACTGCTGGGTGTTGCCTGGCCTGAGAAATTACGCGCCCGGTATCAAGCTCCTCCGCGATAATCCTAAGCCATTTTATGTATTCTAATGCCATGAGGTGCAGGAGTATATAGTCTGTCGGCACCAGATCGGGATATTGATCTTTGTAGGCTGCCAAAAAGTAGTCGAACAGGTCACGCTCCAGGTCCGTCATCGTCATCTCTGGAAGTGGGGGCATGACGAGCTTCTCTGGTCTGCCTACGGGTCTCGGTTTCGGCTGCTGGGCTACCGTGAGTGGCCGCGCCTGAAGAGTCTGTGTATAGTGGTCTGCGTCTGAGTGAGGAGGGGTTGTCATGAAGTCTATTCCTGGAAGAAAGATACTCGTCAGGTCTGCGGGATACCGTATAGGTAAGTCACAGGCTGAACGAGAGCACTACTACAATGTTGCGGTAGAGGGGGTGAACTTTGCCGAGATTTTTATTGATGAGCTTATCCCGGAGGCAGAGGCCGGGTATGCTAAGGGTCTTGCATTCCAGCGTGAGAAATACGCAGAACAGGCACGGGCGAATGCTAAGCGACAGATAGAGAGGTACGGACGTGTCATATCCTAATATTGGTATGAGAGGCATCATTCCAGGCGACCCGGAGTGGACTGCCTCAGTGATTGAGAAGTTGCTGCGTGACGGGCACCACATCTACTTCGAGGATAATGTAGGGCCGTTGGGTAGGGCAGAGTTTAAGGATGGGTTGTTCAAATTTATACGCGACCCTCTCAATACTGGCGGTCTTGAGGATATTGTGGCAAAGGAGACTGACTCGTTCCTTGAGTTCGCAGCATGGGCAGCCTTCTACGGGCGGGACTTCCTATGAAAATGATCCAGGTAAGTAGGAACCTCTTTGTTACCGCACGCCCATCAGTCTACGGAGATGCCATTGAGCTTCAGAGTTATGGTGAGATAGTGGTAATTGACCGCGTGGACATACCCAGGCTGATCGAGGTCCTGGCAGCGCACATTCAAAAGTCAGAGGATAAGTCACTCAGACCAAAGTGCTAATCACCCCTCTTTAAGTATAGCACATATTGCCTGGTACTTTATGGCTATCAAACTAGAAAGTGTACTTGACAGGGTTCAAAAAATAGTGCATACTCTCTGTAGACCCGGAAGATCGGGAGGGCGGGGGGAGTCCGGGCAGGGGGAGGTAAATCTGGTGAAGCCTTCGAGGGTCGGGCGCTTTCATCCAGTCGATGCCACCCCCTTATTTCTTGGGCACGTCGGGTTAGGCCAGGCCAATTAGTGCGACTGCGAAGCTCATGAGGCTTTTGGCGACGTGGGTTCGACTCCCACCGTGTCCACCAGACCACACGAGATAGGCTGACAACCTGTGGGGCTGTGGTCTACGTGGGGGCTAGTCACCTCCACCGACGCGAGGTAGAGGAGTGGTCGTCCTCGCCAGTTGGAGACCGTGGGTTCAAATCCCATCCTCGCTACTACGAGACCGAAATATAGTTCCGGACGTGGGCCTACCGTTTGGGTAGTCTGAGAAGAAAGGTCCCGGTCTCGTTTTCATTTGGAGGGGGCAGTATGCAGGAGTACACTAAAATACAGACCATTTTAAGCGGGATATGGCCGTGAAGGGAGCACCTGTCATCCTGGGAGCCTACACCATGCCAGAGTTCGAGTACCTGAAGGACAATGCATGGGTCTTCACTGAGAAGGTAGATGGGACGAACGTGCGTGTGGCCTGGGATGGAGAGCAACGGATTTTTGGTGGTAGAACAGATAACGCGCAGATGCCAACCTTCCTGCTCTCACACCTCCAACAGCTATTCCCGGATCGAGAGATGTTCGCCCAGCACTTTCCTCCCGTTGTTGGCTCACAGACCAATGTAATCCTTTTTGGTGAGGGCTACGGGGCCAGGATACAGAAGGGGGGCGGCAACTACATCCCGAACGGTGTGGGCTTTGTACTCTTCGACGTACTGGTGGGTGACTGGTGGCTGCGTAGGGAGGATGTGGAGGATGTTGCGGCTCACTTCGGCTTGAAGACGGTGCCCATCGTGGGTGAGGGTACATTGGCAACGGCGGTTGAGGTGGTGCGACGGGGGTTTGACTCGTGGTGGGGAAACTTTCCTGCTGAGGGTCTGGTGCTGCGGCCAAAGGTGGAGTTACGTACCAGGGCGGGGTACAGGCTCATCACCAAGTTGAAGACCAGAGACTTTATCAGGTCTTGACCGGGAGTACTCAGGGAGTAGCCTAGCGGTAAGGTGTCTGCATTGGAAGCAGAAGATCGGGGGTTCAAATCCTCCC